CGTGATGAGCCGCTCGAGATTGTCAATCGCTACGCCCCAGTCAGCCATGGACTTCACGGGCTTGGAACCGGTGACGAGGTTCATGGAGGCCATAGCGAGGCCGGACATGCTGTCCAAGGCCAAAAGCGTGTCGGTGCCCCAGGAATCGGCGGCGCCGTAGGTCTGGCCGTTGCGGTCGCTTTTGAAGTTCGCGAGCAGCGTCAAGATACGAATGAACTCGTCGAATTCGCGCTTGTTAATGTCGCTGAGGTCGGCAAGCGCCTTAAACGACATTGAGTTGATCTTCGTGGCGCTGTCGATCATCTTCGCCCAGTCCGGGGCAGCAGGTGCGACGTACGCCCACTGAATGTTGTCAGGAATGGGCTTGCCGCGGTCCTTGAAGTATTGCCCAACGGTTTCCATGCCCGGCTCGGTGAACAGGATCCTGACGTTCAAGCCGAGATCGGCAGCCGTACACAGCGCTGTCGTCTTGCCGCTGCCGGTGCCGCCCAGGAGCATAGTCCTGAAGCCGGGGATAAGCGATTTATGGTCGCTGGAAGTCATGCCCGGAATTGGGCTGACAGACGTGGTGGTCATTAGTTTTCCTTTCGAGATTGCTGACGGTCTTTGATGAGGGTGATGCTGTCGTCGATAGCGTTGACGAGGACGTGGTACACTGTGACTGGAAGGTGAGGGCGAATCCAGTGCTGGACTTTGGTCTTCATGCCGCGCAGGAGATAGATCGCCCAATTTTCTCTGATAGCGCGAATCTGCTTTTTGTTCATGCTGGCATCTCCTATCGTTGGGCGGAAATCAATTTGAACACATCACTGGCCTTGCTCGCAATACCCGGCGGTAATTGACCGCTCCCGGCCGCCCATCGTAAGTGGACGAGAAGTTCCCAGCGGATAACGGCGGGGGGCATTTCGGCCAGCAGTTCAGGTTCCCACTCCATCTGCAGGGTTCCGCCGACTTCGCTTGGCCACAAGGACTCCTTGCCCGCGAAACGCTGCTTCCAGCCGTGGTCGGCGCAGGGCTTGGACCAGACCTGGTGCTCGTAGCCGTCGACGGGGAGTGAGGCCCATAGCTTGCCGCAATGCCGGCAGAAGTAATGGTGGCCTATGGGCTTCAGCACGTCGCCGTGAACTTTGCGCCACTTGGCTTCACTCGAGCCCATGTAACTGCCGTTTATGAACCAGTGGCGCTTTGCCATTATGCGATCTCCGCTGTGTGAATGATGCTGCTCTGTTCGTCACGGATTTTGCAGCGATGCTCGCAAACGCGCAGATGATGGTAATCCTTCGCCGGAACCACATAGGCGAAGCGATCGCCGATCCACACGCTGGCGCCGGTATCGTGCGCCGTTTCGAGCTTACGATAGTGCATCCAGGTGGAAAACACCATGCCGGCGAGCAAAGCTGCTGCAATTGCAATGCCGTTGACGAGGATTTCGAGCATCATACTGCGGTCTCCTTAGGTTGGGTGAGCGCTTCGACTTCGGCTTCACGCTCTTGGTGGATCATCGGGTGCCAGACGCGAGCCTCGAAGTTAGCTCGTTTCCAGGTCTGCGGATTCGGACTGTTGCACAGGGACTGGTAGGCGCAACCGCCGTATGCGCCGCAGGCGCTCTTGTCCAGCTTCCACTCGATCGTGCTGTCGTGAATGCTGTCCTTCCCGTTGCGCCAGATTTCGATCATGCGCTGAACGATCTTGTGCGTTTCGCGCCACCAGCGGTGGATTTCCCAATCGCTGCGGTAAATAACCGCTTCCTTGGTGTCGTACTTGGTCTTGAGGATGCTCACGCCTCGGATGATGGCTCCGGCGACTGGCTTTCCGTAGGCTTTGGCTCCGGCGCAATAGCCGGTGAATTGCGAATCAAGCCCCCACTGGTTGCTCCAAGATGTACCAAGCTGAGTTGCTGTCTTCTCGTCGTCAACGAAGAGGACTCCGCTTCGCTGGTCGACGCCCAGCATGTCAAAGCGTCCAGCATAGAGTATTGGCTGCCCGGATACAGGATGAGATATTGACATAGGAAGCGAAAAACTAAACTCGATTCCGTGATTCGCGCCGTCAGTCCAGGGCACGAGATAATCAGAGCCAAGCTTGTATGTGTCAAAATAGAACTCAAGCGCTCCGGCCATCCGCAAGGCGCTTTTGGCACTGTCTGGTGGGCACTCATAATCTCCATAAAATGCGAGAAGCTTGGCAATACCAATACCAATCGCCTCCTCGGCTGGCTTGCCTTCGACATAAAAGGCCTTTCTGGCGTGCTCGATGCCGTAGGCAAAGGCGCCGCCTGCGTGCAGGTGGACGGAAGTGCCCGTGGGCGACAGGTTTTCGATGTAGCTGTAATAGCCGGCGCCCTCGCACTTCTTGAAGGCGCTGACCATGCTGTTATCGACGACCTCGGGGAAGGGCAGTTCGCTGCGCGGGGTGTCGAGGATGGATGGAATGGTCATTTGGTCTCCCGGTTAAAGGTTTCGACGATAACTTGGGCGGATTCGAGATCGTCGCGCAGGACGATAAAATCAACTGTGGCGTTCGCCGGAACGTTGCAGTGCTGCCGCAGGATCTTTGCAATTTCGGCTGCGGGGAACTCCATTATCTGGCGGGTGGTTGTCTCCACGGTTGTGGTAGTGGACAAGGTGATCACTTGTGTATCTCCGAAAGTTTGCGCATATAAAGCCAGTGCGCTACGATAAGCTCTGATTCCGGGGTGAGGCGGACATACGATTTCGGAAACCAGATGGGTTCAGATGCCGGGAAGAGGCGGACGAGAAAGGCCTTATGCGTCTCCACAACTACTTCAACCTTGCCGAGGTTCTTCGGGGGCAGCGGAAGTGGTGTGCCGAACGGTGAGTCGTCCTCGAAGTCGCGCCGCTCGAGGTCTTCCCAAGCGTCGGCTTCGTGATTGAATGTGTCGCTCATGCTTCGTCGTCTCCGTGAGTTGTGGTCCAGTGGGCATAGTCGAAAAGGGCAACGGTGTGGCAAGCGGGGCACTTCCAGGCCTCGGCGCCGTCCATGAGCTGCTCGTGGTACTCGTGGTGCGTGAGGCCGACGTCGCCGTGGATGGGGCAGAAGAGCTGGGCGTAACGTTCGGTGACGTTCATAGGCCAAGCCCCTCGAGTTGCGCATCGAGGTCCTCGTCGCTCACGCCTTTTGCCGCGGCTTTGGTGGCGGTCTTGCGTGTACGGGCTGTGGCTCCGGCCTCGGCGGCACCGAAACGATTCTGGCGGAGCAGCTTAACGAGCTCAGCTTGTTCGGCTACGGTGAGGTTTTCTCCGGCCAGGACACGTTGCCGGGCCTGATTCAGAGTTTGTTCCAAAGTTGACATGATTACTCCTTAGTGGTGTGTGGCGGGGTAATGTGGGCATTATACCGCCATAAAAAGCCAGTGTGCAATACCCCGGCGGATTGTTAAGTACCGGGGGCGTCTGGCGTTTTCTTCCAGATGCTGTTCGCGCCGGAGGTTACGCTTGCCGGCTGAGGTACCGGAGAGGGAACTTGCGTTGGTTGCGGCGGCTTGATGATTTCGCGCTCGGCTCGCGCCGGATCGTAGCGCCTGCGTTTGATCTCGCTGTAACGGTTCACGAGCTGCGGCACGCTTTCCGTGCTGTCGTAAAAGCTTCCGTTTGTGAGTTGCACGCGAGTGAGGTGGCGCGCCGGCTGTTCGTCGCTCAGAAAGGCAACGAAACCTTCGATGAGATTCAGTTCAACGGCGGCGAAGCCGTCAGGCGAGGTAAAGCAAAGAAAGTCCGTTTGATCTGGCGAGAACGGAAATGTGGCAACTGGATTAAAGGGCATGGCGGTGCTCCTAGTGAAAAATGGTGTCGGAATTCATCTGATCCGGCGGCATGTTGCGGAGCTCGGCTTCCTGCGCAGCGGCGGCTTGCCGGGCCGCGATGGCACTTGGCATGAAATAACCGTTGAGCTCGCGAACAATGTCAGCGAGGATAGGTACGGCAAGTATGCCGGGCAGCTCGCCGGTTTGACGCGCGAGCCGGAACATATCGCCAAAGCCAGTCATGTACATGAGCTTGAGGTTGTACAGCAAGCGCGGGTCAACGTCCGGGCCGAGGATTTCTTTTACAATCGCTTGTTGATGCAGCCAGTTGGCTTCGAGCGTGAAGGCGACTGAATCGAAAGGGTTGAAGCTGGATTTTTCGTCAGACATGATAGGTTCTCTTACCAAGGTTGATCTTCCACGCGGTTGTCGATGATGAGCTTGTCGTTTTCCGTGTGAGCCTGGAAGTAGCGCCGGAGATCGGTGCCCATGAGCTTACGAAGTTGCCGCGCGCTCATTTCGAACTGCTCCATGATGGTGCGCTCTTTGTTGTAGACGAGGACATGCGGCACGCTGTTGTTAGTGACGATGGGCTGTTGCATCTTGACGATGCCTTGCCAGTTATGTTTCTTGGGCATGCCCGGCCTCCTTTTCGCGGTTGTACTCTTCGCGCAAGAGCCGGTTGACCAGCTCGCTGAGGGCGCCTTTGCGGGTCTTGCCGGTGAAGGTGTCCATGTGCTTCAGGCGGAAATGCGTCGAAAGGTCGAGGTCCACGCTCACGTGCCAGTCATCGGAAGGAATGGCCTTTTTGGGGGCGCCGCGATTGCTCTTGTAAGGTGCATCAGACATGATCCACCCCCAGGAGTACGTGCGCGTTGTAAGCCACCTCGACCACGCTTTCGAGCGTCGGCCCGTGGAAGATCGTGCCGTTGTGCTTGAGCCGGTAGCCCTGAATGTCGCCGTTGTAGTCGAGGATCGCGCCGTGAGTGCGGAGCAGTTGGCGCAGGCAGTCGAAGTGGTTCGTTCCGGCTGCGCGCCCGATCTCGTCTACGATTGCGGTGTTCGCCTCGTTGCCGACGATGAAGCTCGGTTCCGTAAAGGCGATCTCACGCGCATCGGGGTTGAAGGGACCGAGTTGCGCCTCGGCGAGCATCGTGTGGTGGTGCTGGCCTGTGACGTCGGTGAGTTCGCCGTCGCCGCTTGCGATGAGCATGTCGCGCTCGTCTTCGTTGTGAGCGTACATGTAGGTTTCGCTCTCGGGATGGTAGAGGATGAAGTGCTCTTGTGTCATGCTGTGAACTCCTCGATGCGCTTGAGCACGCTGACCCGTACCGGAGAAGGCACTGGCGGTACTTCGTAGTTGTGTACGTTGGTCAGACGCTGCCGCACAAGGTTAAGAAAATCTTGTTCGTTCATCTCAGGGATTTTTTCGCAGGTGACGCGCAGTTCATACGTGGTCTTCTTGTTGCGGGCGCGACCTTGGCGCTTTGTAACGGGGTTTTGAGGGCTGAGGCTCATGTTGTGGCTCCTTAAAGGCCAGGGATTTCGAGTCCGTCGGTCGGCGGCTCGGTTTGAAGGACTGCTGCGTGGAAGCAGCAGGGGCAAAGATCAATGTCTTGTGTCGTTTCCTTGATGACACGAGGTTTGGTGGCGAAGTCGTGCGGCACGGAAAGCTTATCGTGGCGGCGCTCGCGCGTCACGCCGTTCGGAGTCATTTCGCCGAGGAACAGGCCCTCAACGCTTTGCGCTTGCAGGCCGCAACGGCAGCGTTGCGTGTTGATAACGAGCGTGACGCTGTGCGGGAGCCAGGTCGGAGTAATTTTCGGAAGGTCTTGCCAAGCTTGCTTTGGCTTTTGCGTCTTGCTCTTTGCGGGCGCCGCGCGCTTGAGGTCGCGGTCGAGTTCGCTCATGAAGTCGCCGAGATCATCGAAGTCGTCGGTGAGCGCTGTGGTGGGGTTGGAACCTGTGGTCATGTGGCCTCCTGCGGTATGTGTGGCGGGGTAATGTTGTAATTATAACGCCATAAAAATCAAGGTGTCAATACCCCGCCGCAATGCGCAGTTTAAATGCGGTCTTCTGGCGGCTGCGAATTGAAGCTGGCGGCAATGGCGTCCTGCCACTTGTACCAGGTGTCGCGGGGGATCCAGCGGGTAATGTCGGAGCCCCGGCGAATGAGCATGGCTTGGGTGTCGTCGTCGACGTCAGTGAAGATCGCATCATGCGCTGTGAGGCACTTGAAGCATTCAACGTCGAGGCGCCCGACCGTGGGTTGCAGTAGGCCTTTGGTGCTGACCCGGTACAGGACATGAACGTGCACCTTGTCGTTGTAGAACTCGCGGCATTCGGCCAGGTCTGCGTCCTGCATCTCGAGCGTGAGGTCGTCGATGAAGTTAGTTTGGCGGTTCATTGTCGTCTCCTGGTTTGCCGACCGCGTCGAGCAGCGTGTCGATCAGATTGGGCGAAGCTGGGGTTTCGTGTGGAACGTCAGGCAGCGTAGGTGCAGTTTCGAAGGGCACGCTGGTGAGGGTGGTGGCTGCGGCACCTGGCACGGGAATGTTCATGTGCTTGAGCGCGGCCTCGAGCCCTTCATCGAGTTCCGTAACCTGCTGTTCGGTGCGCAGCTGGAACCGGATGGTGCTGTCCTTGACCATGATTACTATCCGATCGATGCGGTCACCGAAGTGAGCGGCTTCGCCGGGGTTGCGGCGCAGGAACTTCAGGAAGTTGTAGAAGCGAAGGCGCTCAGTTGCGGCTGCAGTGGGGCTCGAAAGCGTGATTTCGAGTGGAGTGCCGTCGGCTGGTGTGCCCGCCAGGATGCGGGTGTACGCCAGCGGATAGCGTGCGAGCTTGCTTTTCATTGCGGTTCTCCGGATATGTAGCGGTCGAGGCAGTAACCGACATCAATGTGCCACTGTTCGTAACGGCCGAGAAAGGCATCACCGATGTACTGGCAATCGGAAAGAGCGTTAAGTGGCCGCCAGATGAAGTAAATGTGCGTGTACTTCATAGGACTTTCTCCAGTATGGGGCGCAAAGCTTCGAAAAAGCGAAGTTGTGCGCCGGGCGTGGCGCAGGTGACGTCGAGCGTGTCGGGCTCGTAGCCTGCGTTGTGTACGAGCAGGTCGAATTCGCTCGAACGGCTGATGAGGAGTGCGCGATGCGGCCAGCCGTCGAAGAGGACCTTGAGCAGGCAGCCGTGAGGATGTTCGAGGAGCTTAAGGCTCCAGGCGGACATGAGGGCGCGAGCGTAACGCGGGGGAAACGCTATGCGGTATGTTCCTGGGCCGAACAGGACCTCGTTGCGCGCGGCGATGAAGAGGCGCGAAGGGCCATAGGTGGTGAGTGCCTCGGGTCTCATACAGGCATTCCGATTTCGTCAATGGCACGTTGGGTAAGCTTGTACACGGGGGCTGCGACACATCCGTTGCATATAGCATCGACCATCCCGTACTCGATCACACCGGCTTCGAGCAGCACCTGTCTGCAGCCCATGTTCTCACCCCAGGTTTTGAGTGCGATCAGCGGGGCAGCGAGCGGCTTGTTCATGTTTACGGTGTAAGTGCACCACGCTTCGCCGGTCTCGCCGTCGCTGCCGCGCAGGCACAGATTACCGTTCTCGGCATAGTGGTGTAGTGTAAGGCGAATGGGCGAGGTATTGCCGTAACGCTTGTCTTCGATAAGCATGGTAGTGGCTCCTTGAATGGCGGAATTGCCATGTTTTTATATTGCCACATTTCCATGTAGGTGTCAAGCGAACCCTCGTGTGTAGAGCAAAAAACCCCAGGCACATTGCTGCACCTGGGGCTGGAAACCTCAGCCGGTTCCGGCGACTGAGGGGAGACACACAAGGAGGTGTTGCGTTACGCCGGCGTTTCTTCCGCTGCGTCGAGATCCAGGCCTTCGAGATCGTCGCTGGCCGTGTTGCCGTCTTTGGCTGCAGCTTCCTCGGCGGCCTTGGCACGTGCCGCAGCTTTTTCGGCGCGGATCTCGGCGATGATCGCCTTGATCTTTGCGTTGGCACGCCAGGCTTTGACCTGCTCGTCGGTGGCTTTCGCCACGACCGCGTTGGCCTTCTCGATCGGGGCAGACTTGAAGCGGGCAATGGCTTCGGCCAGTTCGGTGACCTTGCTGCCGCCTTCGCCGCCTTCGCGCGCTTGCTTCCATTCGCCGGCCATGAGCTGCTTGAGGACGGCTTCGAACTTGTTTTTCGCTGCGAGAACGTCGCCCTTGACGGACGCATACGAATCACCGAGCTTCTGCGAAAGGCCGTGGAGTGCCAGCAGCGTCACGATGTTCGAGGGCAGGCTTTCGAGTGCGACTTCGGCCTTGGCGCCGTCGGCGAAGACAATGCTGAAAACCTTTGCCTCTTCGTCGTAGTCTTTGCGTGCGACCTTGATGCGGCCGCTTGCGCTGGTCGGGCCTGTGGCGAATTCGGTGGAGGTTTCGGTGGTGGCGGCTTGATCTTGAGACATGTTGATCTCCTGAAGGAAAGTAAGGTAAGGTGGTATGCGCTGGAACCGTTTGTCCGTCGCATGATTCAATGTAACATGCCTTTTGGTGTATGTCAACCCCTTGACACGAAAATTTTGCGCGTGGAGTTGCACGTGAGTGGTGCTCGTAAAAAAGCCCGCACGAGGCGGGCAAAGGCTGCGACACACAGGAAAATGGTCATTGGGCTGTGAGTGCCGTGGGGAGTGGTGTTCCGGCTGGAGCGATGAGTATTGTGGGCGGCATGAGGGCGAGTGTGCGCTGCGTGGCATGACGCTTTGGGTTCAGGAGTTGCAGGAGGCTTTTGTCTGCGCGTGCGTTGGCCAGGTGGAATTCGCGCCACTGAGGGTCGCTGATGGCTCGGGCCTCTTCGTGCTGGAGGTCGCGGCGCAGGGCATGAAGGAGCGCCTCGCGCTCGTAGTCGAAGAGTTGTGAAAGTGCTTGAGGTGCGTTCATGGTAAGCTCCATTCCGATTGTTGTGGCTCTTTTCCCCTTATTGCTCCCGTTGCTGCTGGTGTTGTTGTTGCTCCTTCACCGTATGGTCATTATACCGGGAGGTGTGCCCGGCTGGCAATATGTTTCGGCGCAGGGCATGTTCGAGCAGTGAACTGTTTCCTGCGGGAAATGCGCTCAATGACAGTCGGCGTATTGCGTATGGAAGTGAAAGTCCATTGCTTGCAGCCATGCGTGGCCGGTGACGATCTGCAGGTTGCCGAAGCCGTCATCGGCGTAGCTGAGCGTGTGAAGGTGCCAATGCTGGCTGTCGTAAAGGCGCGTAACGTGCCCTTCGTAGTGGTACTGGCCTGCGATTGTGCCTGCTGCCCAATCAAGTATGGGATTGTTCGGGTCGTCGTGCCAGCGATTGCTGTCGTCGAGCAGGTCACCTCGCGGGTAGATGTTCCAGCCCAGTTCGGTGCGGCCTGTGCGGTCGAGGTACTCTTGTGTGCATTTTGGCATGATTTGCTCCGTGTATTAAAAGGTGAAGTGACGTGCCGCGGTTGCAACTTCGAGTGCGAGGTTGAGTGTAAGGCCTGTGATTTCGCCTATGTAACCTCGTGTGCTTGAAATGGCAATGATCCAGCCTGTGGCCGTGAGTGTGGCTGTGTACTCGAAGGGGCTGTTGCCCTTCATGCCAGTACCCTGAATGACGGTTGCGTTGCGAATGTCGCAGGTGGCGATGGCACTCACCATCACGTTGTCGTAGTTCCAAGCTGTGCGCATGGTATGCTCCTGTGGATTGTGTGGAGGGGTAACGGTGAATTACCCCGCCATATTGCGTTTCAGTCTACGTAATGCCCCAGGTTGTACATCAGTCTGGCGATGTCACGTGAGGTGGTGAAGTCCTCGCGGAGGGTCTTGAGGCCTGTGCTCGCATCTGCGTAACTCACGTGGAAGACCGTAAGGCCTTCTGTGTGTGCCGGCAGGTCGAGGTAACGAGGCCCGAGGGTGAGGCTTGGCTGTGGCTGTGGCTGATGTGTCATTGCTTTGTCCTCCGTGCCGTGCCAATGATGTACAGCGCTGCCTCGACGCTCCAGCCGCGCAGGGCCATGTAGCGTGCTGCGGTGAACGGGCCAAGACTGCGTGCGATGCTGCGTGCTCGGGCCATTTGCTGCAACTTCTCGCAGCGGAATGTGTATGCTTCTTTAAGGGCGCCCATGTTACATCTCCTTCAGTACGTCCAACACCAAGACCTGTGCGGGAAAGCCTTCGATACCGCTCAGGCTTAAACTCATGGTCAGGAACCGGATTCGCGGCCGCAGGCTCATAATACCCTTGCCCTGCGCCTCGACAGCTCCGCAGCCCTTTGCAAGTTCGATTGCGAGGGCGTGACGGATTGCCTTATACCTGGCTGTTCCGAGCCATGCCTTGCAGTCGGCCAGGGCCGCGCTCCATTTGCCGGGGCCTTTGTACTTCCGTGTGTAGTGTGTCATGCTCTTTCTCCTTGTGTGGCAATGTGGAAATGTGGTATTGCCGGATAGCCCTTGCCTTATAGCCATCCCATAGCCACGCTGTCGTATAGCCCAGTGTGGCTATGCCATGTCTATAGCCATAATGCCGTGGCAATGCCGTGCCAATGGCACATTGTGGCTGTAGTGGGTGCCTTGTAGCCGCCCCGTGCCGTGGTATTGCCATGTAGAGGTAGTTATCATTCTCATAACAAAAAAAATTCAACTAATAATCTTCACACCCACTATAGGGCAAAATAGCTACGGGGGTGGTGGCTACATTGCACCCACTATGGCCATAATGTAGCTATGCCATATTGCCACCGTATAGCCGTGTATTGCCATCTCGTTGCCACATAGCCATGCATACCTACCTGGCTATCTGGTAACACGGCTACGGGACATTGCCATCTTCACCCCGTAGCCGTATTGCCCCGTTACTCTTCGCCCTCGTCGAGCCCGAAGTCCAAATCCTCGTCCTTCGTGCCCTTCTCGGCGGCCGCTGCGAGCCGTTCTGCCTTGTACTTCGCGATGAGCGCCGCAACTTGCGCGTTTTTGCTCCACGCTTTGCGCTGCTCTTCGGTAGCCTTCGAAACCGCCGCCATTGCCCGCTCCTCGGAGGTCTTCTTCATCTCCGCGATAGCCTTGGCGAGGTCCTCCATATTCACACCGGCTCCAGCGCCTCCTCCCTGCCTGTTCCAAGTATTGTTGTACAGGCTTTGGATAACTTCACCCATTTCCTCGCGCGCTCCAGCAAAATCCTGCTCCTTGCTGTAGCCCGCAGCGCTGTCCCGTACCTTCTGGTTGAAGCCGTGGAACATTGCCCGAGTGCGCATGTCCTCACTGCAACGATCAGTGTCAAGCGTCAACCTGCCCTTATCGCCGAACTCGAAGATCAGCGTATTGCCGTTCTGCTTGACTTCCAGAAACTTTGCCTTTGCCGGTGCTTGGTCTTTAGCCTTCGTCATGATGCTCTCCTTATGTGTGTCTGGGCAACAGTGCCCGAAAAGGAGCCCGGAACTTCCCAGGCTCAATCCGTGCCTTGCTGCTGAGCATTCGAGCCAATACACCTATCCAGATTGTTAAAGAGAGCCGCGTGTCGCAGTGTGCCGGTATCCCGCGCGTACCTCGTGCGCCGCTTGGCGGGGAAGCTCGTCATGCGTTGCTTCCATGAATTCATTATACACCACTGCGCCCGAAGTGCAAGCCCCTCCCGCCCCCCAGCGAGGGTTGAAAATCGCTCAGGTAGTGCCACTCGGGGCGCTGCGCAACTTGCCGGAATTATATGGCGGCATAATTCCGCATTACCCCTCCACACATATATAGAAGAGCGCGCGCACACGCGCGAGGCACTCGAAGTGCCCCTCGGCGAAAGTGACTTGCCAGCGCGAAACGGGCACGATATAGTACCGTACATGTCCCTCCCGCCAGGAGTCCCGCGATGAACCCTGAAGACGATTACACTGTGCCACTCACCTCGGTGCCCGAACCAGACGGGGACGCCTTCATGCGTGCCCTCGCAGAAGCGCTCGCCGCCGACGAAGCCCAGCCCCAGCCCGACCCCGTGCCCCCTCGCCCTGCGCCGAAGTTCGAGCTCAGCAACATCTCGCACACGCACGAGGCCGTGATGAACTGGATGATTACGAACCCGGAAAAGAGCCTGCGCGAATGCGCCGCGCACTTCCGTTATACGCAGTCCTGGCTCTCGGTCCTCATCCACAGCGATCTGTTCCAGGCGCGCCTGAAGGAAAAGCAGGAGCAGGTCTTTGCGCTCGTGGCGCAGGATGTGCCGGCGAAGCTCGGGGCCCTCGCGAACATCGGCACGGAGAAGCTGCTGCAGCAGATGGAAAAGAGCGAGGACCCGAAGTTCATTCACGAGGTGACGAAGACTGCCCTGGCCTCGCTCGGCTTCGGCTCGAAGGGCGCAGGCCCAGCCAACAACGTCAATGCGCAGAATGTACAGCAAAACTTTTATGTAGCGTCGCAGGCCGATCTGGAGGCGGCCAGGGGAATGATCACCGGAGGGCCGAGGTTGGTCTCCGGCGGTTCTCCGCAAGGTGGTCATGCGCCTGTCGACGCTACTCTTACGCAGCCCGCCGCGGAGCCGGTCGCTTCGCAACTTACCCACCAAAAGGAGATCTCATGAGTTCGCTCATTCAGCCCCCGGCAGCACCCACCGTGCCTAAGGTCGTCGTTCCCACTATCGGCCGCATGGTCTGGTTCTGGCCTTCGAAACAGTATCGCGAGTACGAAGGCGCGCAGGCGTATTCGGCGCAGGTCTGCTACGTCCACAACGAGCGTATGGTGAACATCGCGGGTTATGACCCGAACGGCGCTCCGTTCCAGATGACCTCCGTTCGCCTGCGCCAGCCCGAAGACCCCTACCCGGAACAGGGCCCATTCGTCGAGTGGATGCCGTACCAGATCGCCACGGCTCCTAAGTAACGTAACCCAGGTGACGCCATGACCAAGCGTTTTCACCTTGCCGAGGACATTCAAAGTGCCCACTTCTGTTCCAAACCTCCCTCCTTCGCTGGCCGCCAATCTGCGAAGCGAGGAGCAAAAGCGGACGGGCTCCGGTACGAGCGCAAAGTGCAGGAGGTGTTCTGTGCTAGCGATTGGTACCTGCCCGGACCCTGGATCCTGTATGTCGTTGCCGGGGCTCCGTACTGGTGTCAGCCCGACGGACTTCACTTCGACCTTAGCCGCGGACATATTACAGTCGTCGAAATCAAGCTCAAGCACACCCCCGATTCCCAGCGACAGCTGCGGGGAGTTTATGAGCCTGTACTGCGACGCATATTCGCTCGCCCTGCGTGGGGGGTCAGTCTGGTTGAGGTATGCAAATGGTACGATCCAGATATTCGATACCCTGAGCGTCATGAAATGATCAGCGATCCGTTCAATCACTTTAGCACGCACATTGGCGTACACATCCTCCGGCCATGACCATCAAGCTCGAAAACGCCCTTGGCGTGCCGATCTCCCCGCGGGACGCTATCATGCTCGGGGCGCAGAGCCTCGAAATGTACGGGAAGATTTTCTTTCCGAAGACGTTCCGGCAGGAGTCACCTGCCTTTCACCGCGAAATCGGCGAACAGCTTTACGCGAACGATCGCTACAACGCCTTTGAAGTGTTTCGTGACGGAGCCAAAACGTCGCTCCTGCGGGTGTTCACTTCGCAGCGGATCGCTTATGGCATTTCGCGCACGATCATGTACGTGAGCAGCAGCCAAACCCACTCGATCTTTTCGCTCCGCTGGCTCAAGCGCCAGGTGGTGTACAACACGGCCTGGGCACAGCTGTTTGGCCTGCGCAAGGGCGAGAAGTGGACGGACGAGATCCTGGAGATCTATCATGGAGTGGACGAGACGCCTATCACTGTCCTTGCGATGGGTATCACAGGCCAGATCCGGGGTTTCAATCTTGACGATTATCGACCTGACCTTATCATTGCCGACGACGTTCAGACGGACGAGAATGTGGCAACTATCGAGCAGAGAACAAAGCTCAAGTCTACATTTCATGGCGCGTTGGTCAATTCGCTTGCACCTGAAACCGATGCTCCCCATGCCAAGGTCGTGCTCCTTAATACGCCTATGGAGAAGGACGACCTCATCGAGTCGGTCATGGAGGATCCGCTTTGGAACGGCAAGCGGTTTGGTATTTTCGATGAGAACGGAAAAAGTCGATGGGAGGCTCGCTGGCCGACCGAGACAATGAAGCGGGAAAAAGAAGCCGCGATCAAGGCCGGACGCTACTCGATCTGGATGCGGGAAAAGGAGTGCAAGGTCGTCAAGGCCGAGCACAAAACCTTCGACACCGCGAACCTGAAATTCTGGGACGTGCTGCCTGAGGGCATCCGCGTCGAAGGCGCAATCGATCCGGCGAGTTCGGATTCGAAAAATGCTGACGATAACGTAGTGGGGACGGTCGGCTTTCACGGCCCGGACATTTACCTCCTGGACTACTCTGCCGAAAAGGGCGAGATGCCCGACGCAACCTGCGTTCACTTCTTTGAGCTCGGCCTTCGCTGGCAGCCTAGACAGTGGGCCGTGGAAAGCGTATCGTTTCAACGTGTGCTGGCCTGGTACATTGAACAGGAAATGAAGAAGAAGCGGCTGTTCTGGGTCGTGAACAAGATCCAGGACCGTCGCCGCAAGAACGACAGAATTATTCAGGCTTTGGCAGGCGCCCTTGCTAATGGCCACCTGTGGTGCAAGCCGCACCACGTGAAGTTCATTGCGCAGCTCGATGACTTCAATCCGCTGACCGACGATAACAAGGACGACGTGCTCGATATGGTCAGCATGGCCGTCACGGCGCAGAACCCGTACCTCATGGAAGATGAAAGCGTGATCGAAGTCGAGATGCGCCGCATTTACGATGAGGAGGATGAAATCACTGATATTGAATGGCGAGGAGCACCATGAGCGAGGCGAACAAGATTATTCCGTATGAGAGCAAACTGCATGCCGCTATTGTGCCGCGCCTGCAAGCCCGGATCAAAAAGGCTCGTGATGCGATGAGTACGCGCAGCGAGCAGTGGGCGCGGAACGAAGAGCAGTTTATGGCCTACATGCCAGCGAAAGAAAACGATCGGCTGCGTGAGGGCAAGCGGAAGCAGGGCGAGCCGCAGTTCACTACCATTGAAATTCCTTACAGCTACGCCATTGTGCTCACGGCGCACACTTACATTACGAGCACGTTCCTCAGCCGCACGCCGGTGATTCAGCTCGCCGGGCGGCACGGTGAGGCGCAAAACGCTGAAATGGCCATGGAGGCGCTGCTCGATTACCAGACGCAAACCGGCAAGCACCTGGTTCCGTACTATGTATGGACGCTCGACGCGCTCAAGTACGGCCTCGGCATTGTGGGGACTTATTGGGACGAAGAGCGTATGATCGTGCGGAAGCGGCAGGAGGTCGAGCGCACATTCCTCGGTATTCCGGTTCCCGGTACCAAGCAAACGGTTGACGTTGAGGAAGAGGTTCGGGGCTACGTCGGCAACCGGCTTTACAACATCCGCCCGTTTGACTGGTTCCCTGATCCGTCGTATCCGATTTCGCAGTTTCAAAAGGGCGAGTTCTGCGGCCGGTTCGTGAGCGTGGCGTGGCTCGACATTGTTGACGGGGAGAAGCGTGGTGAATACTTTAACTTGGCGGCACTTAAGGCAAATCGCCGGCAGAGTTACAGCCTTCGCGTCGACGGCAGTAGCCGCGTTGACCTGCCGGGAAAGCCGTCGCCGGTTGTCCCTCACGATGATTACGATACTGGCAATGTGGATTGCCATGAGCTTTATGTGCGACTCGTGCCAAAGGATTGGGGACTGGGATCGAGCACCAGAAGTGAAAAGTGGGTGTTCCTCCTCGCCGAAGATAATATCCTCATCAGTGCGCGGCCTCTCGGGTACTATCACAACAAATTCCCGTTTGCAGTACTTGAGCAAGAAGTGGACGGTCACAGTTTATTTGCGCGAAGCATGCTTGAGGTTATGAAGCCGCTGAACGACACGCTGACCTGGCTGCTGAACAGTCACTTCTACAATGTGCGAAAGGCCCTTAACGATCAGTTCGTTGTGGACCCTTCGCGCGTCGTGATGAAGGACATGACCGACCCGAATGCTGGCAAGCTCATCCGGCTCAAGCCCGCCGCGTACGGCACTGACCCGAAATTGTCCATCACGCAGTTGCCTGTCACCGACGTTACGAGGGCGCATTTGGCCGATGCACAACTGGTGGAAATGATGCTGCAGCGCGTCAGTGGCGTCAACGACAACATCATGGGCATGATGGGCTCGAGCCGCAAAACCGCTACGGAAGTGCGCAGTTCGACCACGTTCAGCGTGAACCGGCTCAAGACCACAACGGAATATATGTCTGCGATGGGCTTCGGACCGCTGACCGAACTGCTCGTGCAGCAAACGCAGCAGCTTTACGACGACGATCGTAAGTACCGGGTTGTAGGTGACGCGGCGCAATACATGAATGAGCGCTTCATCAACATCACGCCTGAGGCGATTGCCGGCTTCTTCGACTTCGTCCCGGTGGATGGTACGCTGCCGGTGGATCGGACGGCGCAGGTGAACCTATGGACTCAAATGTTCGCGCAGGCGCAGGCGTTTCCGCAGATCATGGCGGGATATGACTTTGTGAAGATCTTCGCTTTTGTGGGGCAGCTGGCCGGCCTGAAAAACATTCAGCAATTCCGCGTGCAGGTCGTTCCTGACGCGACGATGCAGAACGCGATGATGGCGGGCAACAGCGTCCCGGCAATGCCGACGGATCTGGAAGGCGTGGACGCAAACGGCGGGAATGTGCAGCCGCCGCAGGTTCCTGGCATGGGCCAGGCTTTGTAACGTAAGGAGACCATATGAGTGATAGTATCAATGAGGCCCTTTCCTCTGGGCAAGTAACGATTGAAAGTGGCGAGGTAATCGTCCATCAACTCAAGTCGTTGCTTGATAGCGAAGCGTGGAAAATGTACCGTAACATCGTAGAGCGGCAACAGGTATCGCGCTTTGATCGCGTTATCCTAAACCCGCTCCCCAACATGGACGCGGTGCTGGAACAGGAGTACATGAAGGGGGAAATTCAGGGCTTGCGAATGGCGCTTATGCTACCGCAAGCAATTCTCGACGACACAACTGAGCAGGTTCGCCACCTGCGTGAGCAACGTGAGGCCGGTGAGGCCGAAGGAGACCAGCAATGAGCATGATGTTACGAAAACTTCTCGCGCGAGTCTATCGCGACGAGGAAAGCGGTGCCGGTGAAAGTTCCGGTGGCGCACCCGCAGGCGGTTCGGAGTCATCCAGCTCCGACGAGTCTGTTGATTGGGCAGCGTTGAACGACGGTGTGGATCCTGGGGCGGATGACAGCGAAGACGATAAGGCGGGGACGCCTGTCGGCGAGGCTGCAGCGGCTCCGCCTCCCTCCGGCGCTCCTGCCGAAAAAGGCGCTACGCCTGTCGAAGACCAAGGAAAGGTTCCTGGTGAGAAGCCCGAGGACGGAAATCCCGATCCGAATGCTCCTCCCCCAGACCCGGAGCCTGATCCTGAGCCGCAAGAAACTCCCGAACAGCGGGCTGCGCGGGAGCAGCAGGCTAAAGCAGACTTCGATAAGTGGCGCGCAAGCGAAGTGGAACGCCTGACGAAGGAATACGCCTTCGACGACGAAACCGCACAGCGTTTGCAAACGGAGCCGGAACTGGTCTTGCCGCAACTGGCCGCGGAAATGGAACTGCGAATCACCCAACGGGCGCTCGAAGCGTTCCAGAAGATGATCCCGCAGGTCGTGCCGCAGGTTGTTGTAAGCCAGCAAACGGAAAAAGCGGCAACGGATTTCTTCTACGACAAAAACCCGGACTTGAGGAAGTATCATAAACAAGTTCTCAAGGCCGGGAAACTGTACCGGGAACTGAATCCGAAGGCGTCTCCGGAAGAAGCAGCCGAGCAAATTGGCAACCTCGTTCGTACATCGCTGAAGCTCAAGCCCGTAGGGGCGCAGGCTCCAGCACCGTCACCGGCGCCAGCCGCAAAACCTGCCCCGCACAAACCTGCGGGCGCCGGGTCAAGCGGCAAAGCACCGGCCCCTGCAAAGTCTGCTGACGATGTGTGGGGTAAGCTGATTGAAGATGACGACGACTGAGCCGTAATGTGTATGGCGGGGTAAATCCAACATTATCCCGCCACAATCGTCAAGGAGAAAATCATGGCTATCATGGGCCTGCGCGGTACCGGTGACTGGGGCACGGATGAACGTCCCAAGAACTTTCGTGAAACTATTTTGTGGCGCCAGCCGAACGGCATGGCTCCGCTGACCGCCCTCATGGCGAAGATGGGCTCGGAAAAAACCGATGACCCGGAATTCGCCTGGTGGGAAGAACAGCTGAATGCGCATCGCTTGCAGGTGAATGGCGCGCTGACCAACGTTGCAACGGCACTTGTCGTCGACAGCGGTGACGCCACCAACCTGGTCCCCGGCGATCTGCTGCTGGTGGAAAAGGCCGATCAGACCACCTACGATAACGAAATCGTGGAAGTGACTGCCGTGGCTTCGTCCACTGCCGCAACCATTTCTCGTGGTGCAGCCGGCACAACCGCAGCGGCCATTCCCGATGATGCGTTCCTGACGAAAATCGGTAACGTATACAGCGAAGGTTCCGGCAGCCCGTCGGCCTCGACCCGCAACCCGACCAAGTCGTTCAACTACTGCCAGATTTTCAAGACGGCGTATGAACTGACCGAATCGGCCAAGGTCACCAAGTCCCGTACCGGCGATCCGCTGAAGAACGACAAGAAGCGCAAGATGTTCGACCACTCCGTGGCGATGGAAATGGCCTTCTTGTTCGGTCGCAAGTGGGAAGGTACCGGCTCGAACGGCAAGCCGAAGCGCACGACCGGCGGTCTGCGTTCTTTCCTGAGCACGAACGTGACAGTTTTCGGCGGCGGTGGGCCGGCTTTTTCGATGGACAACTTCGTCAATGCCATCAGCCCGGTCTTCGATTACGCTACCGGCGCCGGCGACGAGCGTCTCGGCCTGATCGGCAATACAGCGTTGACGGCGCTGAACCGTCTGGCCCAGAACACCACGAACACTCGGATCAACCACACCGAGATGGTCAAGGTGTACGGCATGAACCTGACTCGTGTGGTCATGCCGCAGGGTACGCTGTACCTGAAGTCGCACCCGCTGATGAACGTCCACCCACTCTTCACCAAGAGCATGTTCGTTCTGAACCCGAGCGGCGTGAAGTATCGTTACCTGCGCGATACGAAGCCCCAGGACAACATCCAGGGCAACGATTCCGATACCGAAAAGGGTCAGTGGATCGGCGAGTGCGGCATGGAAGTACACCATGAGCGTACTTTCGCGTACCTGGGCAACATGGCCTAACGGGCTGTAAGGCGGCAGTAAATGGGGAGGCCATTTGGTCTCCCTTTTTTGTAAGCTTTTTCAGGAGATAATCATGGCTATTGTTACGCGGCAGGATGCCGTGCAGCTGCTCAACAACGCAGGCGCAACCGGCAGTGCTACTGACTGGTGCGGTGGCCCGGGAGCCGTTTATGTGGAAGGTACTTTTGGTGGTGCGACGCTGACCCTGCAGGTCCGGACCCCGCGAGATACCTGGGTAGCGGTCGGCACAGACACTACGTTTACGGCCGCAGGTGTGGCAGGTTTTGACGTGCCGGCAGGTGACATTCGTATGGCGGTGAGTGGCGGAACTCCCTCGGCACTTTACGCTTACGTTCGTCCGCTTGGAAATCGGAGGGGCTGATGATTACGCTTAGCGCGGGATTACAAACGGCTGTTGCAGGGGCCGCTACGAAGAAAGCGTGGGCTGCGGCGTTGAATACCGCGCTAGGCGCCACTAAGCGGGTTCGCTGCTTTCAGACGATCAGTGCAGTGACGACAGAGTTTCGGAACGTGGGGCTGACGAACGTTTTCACAGCCACAAACGCCGGGCTGGCACTTACGGGAAAAGTTGCGGATACCACGGTGCAGCTTGCCGCAGACCTGTCGCAAGGGACTTCAGTGCTGCGGATCGAAGGTAACGGGCATACCATTGAAGGGACGCTCGGAACTGCCGGTACGGATTTTATCGCAAGTGGCAATTTCGGTACAAACACTGGTTTCGGCATCAGCAGTTCGCTGCTTATTGTGCCGCCAGCGATTTTGCCGGATGCCATTTTCGGGCCTGCCGATGTGGTGGTCGAGTTCGGCGCGCCAGGATCGCTGCAAACCGTGACGACGGCGGAACAGATCTACGATGCCATGTCGATCGGCTTCGGGACAGTAACGCAGAGCCGTTGGCGCTGCAATACGATCACAGTCGGCGGCATCGACTATACGATCTTTCTGGGGATCGATTCGGATCAGCGTGTTGACGTTTGGATCAACGCAGCATGGGCTGCCGCCGCAAACACCAGCGATACTGCGCGCAATCGTGAGTATGCGAACGTTTCCTTGAAGGTGGCTATTGAAGGTGTGCAGCAAAATCTTTTCGGGCAGGGTACAACGTTCACCTACAATCATCAACGGGCAACATGGCTGCGGTGGCAAAGTTCGGAAATGCCTTGGAGCACTACGAACAGTTTCATTTCGCAAAAAATTACTGACGGGGTGTTCCTTAAACATGATTCGCGCAGCGTACCGGGCTCACTCGAAAATACGTCTACGACGAACCTGCCGAGCGTTACCGGCTATGTGCCTTTTACGACGTTTTGCGATTTCGACCAGTCGACCAAGGTCGGCGATCAATCCCGGTCTTCCCCTGCTGGCGGTGAGCGCACCTCGATTGGGCCAGTGCATGAATGGTTCGCAAGGCTCATTAGTGAGATCGGCACGAACAACAACGCTTCGTGGCTGACGGCTACTCGTCTACGTGTGTTGCGCGATCTGGCAGAAACGGCAGCGCAATTCCCGATTTGCAGCGGATTGCTGAACCCTTCGGACAAGCGGCTACTCGATCCGAGCCTCGGATACTGCTCGCATGACAATCCAAATGCCTGGGCGCCGAACACGGGCATTCCGCAGCCCGGCACGACCGGCACCGGCGGCGATGCCTACTTCAACGGGCGTTACGACGCTGCCCACCCGTACAACAAGTTCAGCTTTCACGCCTATCATCTGAGTAAGGACCCCTGGCACCTCTTCCAGACTCAAGCCCAGGCCATTGGCGTTCTAGCCTTTAATACTAGTTTTGGTGGCGAACGTGGTGCGGACGGAAAAACCCTGCGCGTGACCGTGCAGGAAGAGCGTGGGTTCTGGTGGAGTCTGCACTGCCTGCTGCACGCTTGGCATGCAACACCAAGTGGCACCATGCCGAAACCTTTCCGGGATAAGAGCTATTTCGAAAACGCCATTAATAATTCGCTGCAATGGATTCGGGATAAGTATATCTCTGCGGCGGACCCGTACTATTCCGGCATTCAAGGTGAAGCGTTACGTTTCTGGCGTATGGTTAGCGTAGGTGTCAGTAACTCCTTCGTTACCGGCAGCGCTTTCATGTCAGACTACGGGCATATTGTTTGCTGCGCCGGGTTGCTTCTGGGCTTTACTCCGCTGCGAGATGTGGCCGAATGGAAGGCTGTTAATGCCAAGCTTCGGGCTGAAATGGGCGGGAACTGGTATCTTAACGATGCGGACATGCTCGCCAGTTTCGGATTGCTGCTTACAAAGTATGCCGCAGATACAGATTCGGCGCTGCCTTACGCAACCTCGGCGGCATTCAAAACCTGGTACCCGAGCGCCACCGCTTTTACGTCAGGTTCTCTTACGACGAGCAAGTGGGCTATGGACGGCGGACGGGATACATACTTGTGGTGGGGGGCACTGAACCTGTACAAGGAAGTGTCGAACCGCGGACTTATTACCCTGACGTTCAATCCGGCTACCGAACGGAGTAATTCCATTACTGCGCACCCTGGTCCCTATACTTCCGAATCGAGTGGTTTGCCGTTAAATTACCCGGTCTGGGCGAAACAATACTTTTCCTATTAAGGAGCGCATTTCATGTCTTATGATACCTTTGTCGGGGTAGCGCTCGACGCCAGTATTGCCGGCGCTACCTGGGATTCCGGTGACGTTACTTGGTCGACTTCCGCCACGACGCATTTGGTAGGTGACGGAAACGGTAAGGTGAAAATCAAGTCCGGCGCCACGGAAGCTATGTATGGTAACTTTCAGGCGCTTTCCTCACACAGCGGCATAGCCGTGTACTTCACGCCGCTGGCTGGCCGGAATACCGGCAACGATCTTATCCGGTTGGCCATCCACGGCAGTGGCTCTGCCTCGAATTTCGGCACAACTTCTGGCGTACGCATTGCCGTTGAAGCCTTTACAGGTTTTACGCTACGGCAGTTAGACGCTGGTGGACCGTCAAGCGGTACCACGTTTGCTATGACAAATGGGCAAGAATATTGCCTTGAAGTGTTCCGCACAGAAGACGCGAGTAATCGCGTGTATGTAGCGCAAATGACTCCGTCCACTAATGGTGTGAAGAATAGCGGAACCCCGAGTGTTTCACGCACTATTACAACACTGGCCGCGTTACCTTCGTCGCAAACTTTGGTGCAGATCAATGGGCCTACAGTAAACCTGGCCTTCGTTACTATTACCAAAGTCGAATCGATAAGCAGCGGCACACCGCCTACCGGCGCTATTACAACAGAAACCGTGAGCGGTCAGTCCGTTACTGTTGCCGGAACAACTGCCAATGCGCCAACCAGCGGTACGGCCACGCTTAATACTGGAACGGGTACGCCGCAGGGCCCGATTTCCGTAACGCTCGGAAGCGGCACCTTTACAACAACCTTTACTGATGTGCCGCCAGGAACCTACACTCCGAGCGTTACGCTTTCGAACGACGCAGGGCAAAATAACGCCACCGGCGCTACGGAACTTACGGTAACGGGTGTCGGTGGCGGAGGCGAACCGGGGGGTGGCAGCCCTCCCCCGCCGAGTGGTTCCAGCCTCAAACCGAACATTGCTCGGAAGCTCGCCAAAGGTCTTGCATTTTTACTCAACTACAAGTAACGAAAGGATCCGCCATGTCCGCTGAAGAAAAGACCATCATGCAGTCGATTGTTGTAATTAAGGCGCTGTGTCGCGCTCGAGGCATTGTACCTTTAAGCGTGGAACTTGTGGAAGGTACCTCCCAGGAATATTATGCCTGGCGGCAAGAGGCTGCGAAATATTTGACAGCTAAGCGCGAAGGACGTATATATATTCCAGAGACAAGAAATTTAGACGAGGAGATTTTCGGTGACTCGTGATGATGCTATTAAACTGATCCTGCGCCGCTGCGGCGACCGCGAGGACGATACGTTCTTGCAGCAGGCTTGCGTGGCCGAAATGCAGCTGGCGCAAGAAATGGTGCTCGAGCAGGCGGATTTCAAACCCTGGTTTTTGCTCAGCGATTTCATGCGTGCGAATACCGGGGCGCTCGAAAACCGCATTCCGTTGCCGGAGCGTTTTCTCGAGGAACATGACGAGGGATTGCTGTGGGTTCGCGAGCCGTCGAGTGGCAAGTATAACCCAATGGCACGAGATGACGTAGATACCCTGGAAGAGTACTACAGCGAAACGGCTCCGCGCCTGCCGGAACGCTACGGGGTGGCCAAGAACTACATCATTCTCTTTCCCACCCCCGATTTGGCTTACCCGCTCAAAATGCGTTGCTACCTCAAGGAGGTAACGCTTACGTATGATTACGGAGCGGAGGCGGATCAAGCTGTCAAAACCAACGCCTGGCTGACGCACGCGGCGGACTGGCTCATTGGCGAAACTGGCCGCAAGATTGCCCTGCTGTACCTGAAGGACGAGGTTCGGGCAAACGAATTTATGGCCCAAGCGAGAGAGGCAAAACAACGCCTCTATGTGCAGCATGTGGCTCGCGAGGAGGCCAACCGCGACCGAACGGCGGGAGATGACTGATGGAAAAGGAAGAAGAACAGTGCCAGGGACCGAGAACGTTGACGGACGCGGATGTTACTGCGCTAGCTGTCGCGCTGGAAAAGCGGCTCGAAAAGAAGTTTTACCACGACCTGGGGAAGGGTCTGTGGGGCTTGACGCTGAAGGCGATTCTCGGGGCACTGATCTTCATCGCAGCACAACATTCAACTCCTTGGTGGAAACCATGAGCGATCGTTTTTCAGACTTTATTGAGCGGGTACTCGGGCACGAAGACGGCTATGTGAATGACCCGGCTGATCCTGGCGGCGAAACCAAATGGGGGATTAGCAAGCGGACGTATCCAAAGCTGGATATCAAGGCCCTGAGCCGCGAAGAAGCTATTGCCATTTACCGGCGTGATTTCTGGGAGCAAATTGATGCTAATGTATTACCTCCTGCCGTGGCTTACCAACTACTGGATTCGGCAGTTAATAGCGGAATCGGGCAGAGTGTTAGATTCCTACAGCGTGCCCTTGGCGTTGCTGATGACGGGCATGCTGGCCCTGTTACGCGAGGGGCTTTGAAAACCGCTGACGTGAACGACATGGCTATGCGCTTTTTGGCAGAGCGCCTTGATTTCATGACGCGGCTGAAGAACTGGCCGGCGCACGGTAAAGGCTGGGCAAGGCGCATTGCGCAAAACTTACGTTACGCTTCGGAGGACAACTGACATGAGCTTCTTACCTTTCATTCCGCTGATTGACCGGGTACTCGAACGCATCCTGCCGGACCCCAAAGCGGCGGCGGAAGCCAAGATGAAAGTCATTGAAATGGCGGATAGCGCGAATGCCCGCGAACTTGACGCCACGGTAAAGTTGGCCCTTGGCCAGCTGAGTATTAACGCTGCAGAAGCGGCAAGCGGTTCACGGTTCGTGGGCGGCTGGAGGCCAGCGATCGGTTGGGTATGCGCTATTTCCCTGTTTTGCTACTATGTACCGTATGTACTTGTTGCTACCGTCCTGTGGGCGATGCAATGCTGGAACGACGGATTTCTGTACCCGAGGCCGGACCTCGGTATAGCGGACCTTATTGGCTTGGTTATGTCGATGCTCGGCATGGCTACACTACGAACCAAAGAACGTCTCTCGGATAAAATTCCGCCAGGAAAATAGGAGAACAGAATGGCACTTGTTATTGCGGGTCGCGTAAAGGAAGCGACGACAACTACCGGCACCGGGGCTTATACAGTCGCCGGTGCGGTAAGCGCTACGTGGAAGTCTTTTGGCTCCCGCATGGCGGTAGGTGATCAGGCTTACTGCATTGTGGAAGCCGTGGACGGAAACGGAAACCCGACCGGGGACTGGGAAGAAGGCCTTTATACGTACAGTGGCGCAAACACCCTTACGCGTACGGAAGTGCATTCGTCGTCGAATGGCGACGCGCCGGTGAACTGGGCTGTCGGTACCAAGCACGTTTACATTTCCCTCACAGCGCGGCAGTTGCGGCAACTGTGGCCGGGGAGCGTTGGCGGAACTACGCCGACGCCTGCGCCGCCACCCGGTAATACTGTTCCCCCGCCGAGTCCTGGCGAACCTCGCCCGGTCGGGCAGAATAGCACCTTGTACGGTAGTTTGCTGTTCCGTGACGAGTTTGATGGTAGCGCGCTCGATACGGCAAAGTGGAATACCGCTATCTGGTACGCGGATACGGCAGAGCGGAACGCGCCGATCAACTTCAACGTATCGAACAGCTGCCTCAACATCTGGCCGCTTACCGATAATGGCGGAGTGTTCCGAAATCGTACGATTGACACTGACGGCAAGTACTACCAGAAGTACGGGTTCTTTGAGATCCGGGCGAAACTGTGCCGCGGCAAAGGTACTTGGCCGGCTTTCTGGCTGTTCGGGCATCCAGGCGCTTTCCGGCCAGAGATTGACGTTATGGAAGCGTACCCGGGTTCTGCAGCTCCCGACTGGAGTACCGGATCGCCGTCGTGGGCGCCGACTGACTTTGACGTTTCCTTCCACACGAGAACACCAACACTCATCGACCACAAGCGGTTGTCAACCAGCGGTCTGCCCTGGGGCGGCCGGCTCGACACTGATTTCCATACCTACGGTTTGCACTGGGACAGCACAAAGTGTCAAATGTATTTCGACGGGCAGTTGCTTTACCAGCTGAACACGACCGAGTACAATGACTTTGATTTGTACCTGATGCTGGATTTGTGGTACGGCGGCGAGAGCGGAAGTCCTGACGGCTCCACGCCACAGGGTATCGGCAACTCGTATTCGATCGACTATATCCGTACGTGGTCACTTGCTTCCGGCGGCGGCAGTACAACGCCAGCACCGGGACCAGGTAATTCCACCGTGATTTTGAACTACTACGGTGACAGCTGTGTGTGGGGCTATCAGTCCGGCACAGGCAATAGGGTTACGACTCCGACGCCGGCGGTAGTGCAAGCGGCCTTCCCGACTTATACGATCCGAAATAAGGGCTTTAACAGCGTATCGTCGAAGGAGATGTTTGAGGATTCTGGCGACATGCAAAACTTCCCGGGAGAAGGTTTCTGGGAAGGGCAAATGCAGCAGATCGACGCCACTCACGTTATTATCCAGTTTATGCTGAATGATGCGTATGAGAGCCGCCCGTCGGCAGATTATAACTATTACATCTCGAACATGATTCAGCAAGCGCGCGCTTACGGCCGCAAGCCGATTCTCGTAACGCCGAATCCTGTTTCGAATGCGAACCTGACGCCGTATTTGACTGTAATGCGTGATTTGGCCGTGAGCCTTTCGTGCCCGATCATTGACGTTCACGCCTGGGCCCTTGGCCACTTAGCGTCAAACGGCATTTCAATGGCAACCTGGGTGCCGGATGGAACGCACCCGAGCGATCAGGCCTACATTGACATTGGCAACTATGTCGCGTCGCAGTTGCCGACGAAGCTAGCCTAAGGAACAATCATGCTCAGTCATGGCGCATTAGGGTCGTTTCCGCTCAGCAGTCAACCGCTGGTGGTTGGGGCGGCCCTGCAAAATCCAGTGGAAACGGCGCAGGCAATTGTACTTGCTGTTAGCACGGATGCTGTCGTGAACCTCGGAAGCGGACAGGGCAGCGATTCGGTACTGTTCGCCGGTGTGATTTTAAGCTTTTCCGCTGAAGCTGAAATGTTCGTCGGCACAGACAGCACGACGTTGCCGAGTAAACCCACGGGCTGGCTCGAGGATGGAAGTGTGAGCGGAACATGGGTTGAGGATAGCCCGATTTAAGGAGAAGATAATGGAAGTAATGGTGCCAAAGACTCACTGGGAAGTGGAATGCCGCGACGTAGCCGGCGACTTACAGTGGGTCGAGTTCTATGAGAATCTCGTCACAGACGCTGGGATTAACGACCTGCTCACGCAGTATTTCAAAGGCGGCGGCTATACGGCAGCGTGGTACATCGGGCTGATTAATAACCCGGCAACGCTAAGCGCTGCGGATACCTCGGCAAGTCATGCCGGCTGGACGGAGAATACAAACTTCGACGGGGCAAGTCGTCCCACGCTTGTACTCGGCCCGACCGGAAACAAGACAATGAACAACAGTGCGTCGAAGGCGATTTTCACCATAAATGGGAGCGGCGGAACTATTTCCGGAACGTTCCTGTGTACGAATCCGCAAAAGGGAGCCACGACAGGAATTTTGTACAGCGAGGCGGCGTTCGCCAGCGGGAATAAAACTCTTGTGGCCGGCGATGTGCTGACCGTGACCGTAACCATTTCTGCGTCGTGAGGATGCTATGCCACTCGAAACTGCCGTTTATATTAATGAACTGAACGAAACGTATCCGGAAGTTGAGGATGATGTCAGTCAGGGCGAAGATCACATTCGGATTATTAAGGGCGCGTTGAAACGCACTTGGCCCAATATTGCCGGACCGGTGCTGAAGACTCATACGCAGCTGAATGCCACGCCGCATAATCGCGAGGGGATTGCCGCACTTCTCGGCGCCAACCCGGTGTTGATCGACCCAAGCCAAATTTCCGGCGGCGCGAACCGCCTTGTGGCCCTGGCCATTCATGGCGCGACTGGTCGTTTACGCTGGGCCTCGGAAGGGCTTGCGCCGGCTGGTGGCGTTGTACTGGATAACGAATTTACCGGCGGTAATCAAGGGAGGTTTGGCAATGGCTGGCAAATCTTTCCTGGCGGCTTTCGCGTCATGTGGGGATCGTTCAGCGTGAACATGCCGGGAAGTGAAGTTTCCGTTGCGTTCCAGGCTGCTTTTCCAGCCTTTTTCAATCAGGTTGTGCAGGTCATGGCGACTCCTGCGAATGGCAATGGAGGCGGGCACATTACCTGTACGGTCGAGGGCTGGAACACGCAAACCTTCAGCGGCTTTGTTAACTCGGCTGCGCCGGGCGGTCGGAGCTTCCGGTGGCTTGCTTTCGGATTTTAATGGCGGGGTAAATCCACATTACGCCTCCATATAAAGGAACCAGCATGTCCCGAATTCCCATTATGAACTTGGATCAGATCGGCATCATTAAGGACATTGAGCCGCATGATCTGCCGATTAATGCCTGGAGCGGCGGGAAAAACGTGCGCTTTAAGAATGGCCACGTGGAACGCTTTACAGGCCACACTCCGGTATTTACGCCTGCAGTGGATACGCAATTCGCTTTGCCAGTGGAAACGCCGACAGGGTATTTTTGGCTCTACGTGGGCGGGCAGCAGGCTTACGCGTACAAGGACGGCGTGAATAACGTAGCCACGCGTGCCAGTGGAAATTACAACAGCAGCTCCGGGAACGTGTGGACAGGTGGCGTATTGCACGGTATTCCGGTGCTGAACAATCCCAACGATATTCCGCAGGCCTGGACCATTCCCGCCGCAGGCAACCGGCTGGTGAACCTACCGAACTGGAATATCACTTGGCGGGCTCGCAGCATGAAGCCGTACAAGAATTACCTTGTGGCCTTGGGCGTGAGCAAAGCCGGGGTTGATAATCCTTGGCTCGTTTGCTGGAGTGACGTTACCGATCCCGGAACTGTGCCGTCAACGTGGGATGGCAGCGATCCACAAAACGACGCCGGGGATATGATCCTGGCCGACAGTAACGGACACCTCGTGGATCAGTACGAACTTGGTGACGCGAATATTCTGTATAAGAGCGATTGCGCTTATGCTATGCGGCACGTCGGAGGCATCGACATTATGGGCTTCAAGAAGGTGTTGAAGTCTGACGGGCTGCTCATGCCGAATGGCGTGGCGATGTTTAGCTTCCGCGGGGACAAGCATATCGTCTTCGGCACTAATGAAATTTATGTGCATGACGGCTATACCGCTGAGCCGATTCTGTCGAGGCGTATGCGCGACTGGATTTACAATAATCTGGATCAGAATTTCATGCTGCAATCGTTCCTGACAACGAATCAGGATATGAAAGAAGTATGGATTTGCTTTCCGCAGAATGGCCAGACAAGGCCGAATACGGCGCTGGTGTGGAATTACCAGGACAACACCACGACAATTCGAGATCTGCCCTCGCCTACGTTTATCACTGCCGGCCGTATTACCAGTGCGCAAGCCGGTGACGGTGGCGATACCTGGGGAACGATTACAGGTACCTGGGCGACCATTAAGCGGAAATGGGGCGGAACGAAGTATAAGGCGCTGGCCAATCGCATGCTGATGTTCACGACCGGCGCAGGTCGCAAAGCGTATCTGCTGGATCAAGGAAGTCTGTTCGACGGGGTGGAGTATGAATCGTACGTTGAGCGGATTGGCTTGAGCGTTCTCGGTAAGGATCCTTACAGCGGAAAGCCGCTTTACGAGAGCGATCAGCTCAAAACAGTAACGGAAGTCTGGCCGCGGATTAAGGCTGATCGCGGCGTTGTGATTGACATTTGGCTCGGATCGCAAGTAACGGAAGACAGTGCGATTAAGTGGAAAGGCCCGTTTGCCTTTACCGCTGGCGTGAGCGATAAAATAAATCCCTACATTACGGGGCGGATTCTCAGCATTCGTTTTGCCGTTCGCGGCGCAAGGCCGTGGCAACTTAGCGGGTACGACCTGGAAGTTATTCCTGGCGGCCAGAATTAACTACGAAAGGAAACATCATGGCAACTTTTACAAAATTTCAGGACTTCGCGGATCAACTCGGTAAGGGAAAGCACGATTTCAGTTCGCATGCGTTCAAGCTGGCACTCTCGAATACTGCGCCGTCAGCAGCGTCAAATACGATCCTGACGGACATTACGCAGATTGCCGCCGGTAACGGCTATACGACGGGGGGCTTTGCCCTTTCGTGTGCCTGGGCCGAAAGCGGTGGAACGGGTAAGTTGACCATTACCGACCTGGTCATTACAGCAACTGGCGGCGCTATGGCCACGTTCCGTTACCTGGTCATCTACAACGATACGCAGACGAGTCCGGTAGATCCCCTGGTCGGCTATTACGATTACGGCAGCGCCCTTACCTTGGCTGCGGGTGAATCGCTCACAGTGGACTTCGACGGCACGAATGGTGTTCTGACCATCGCCTAATGAGGCATTCAAATGGCGATTAGCGTTTCGACCCTCGCGAGCGGCAGTCACAGTACCGCGGGTAATAGCTTTTCTACGACCTCCATTACGCCGACAGCGAATCGGCTTTTGCTGCTGGCGGTAATGACCAGCATGGACCCGGCTACCGCGGAACCCACAAGTCCGACGGCGTCCGGCTGCGGGTTGACGTGGCAGCTGATCAGTACGAAAGGCTTCTGGCCGAATGGAGCGAACTGGAACATGCATACGCATCTGTTCCGGGCGCTCGGGCCTTCCCCGTCGACAGGTACGGTAACGGTCACGCTGCCGGGCGGAACTACGTCGGACGTAAAAGCCTGGAGTATTGTCGAGTTTAGCGGCGTGGATACTTCCGGCACGAACGGTTCTGGTGCTATTGTGCAGGCCGTGAGCGTTCGTGAAAGCAATTCCGGGACCACAACGCTGAGCAATACGCTAGCGGCTTTTTCCTCTGCGGCAAATGCAACTTATGCCTGCTGGGGCTGTTCGCAAGATACTGGTTCCGCAGTTACGTTTACGCCAGGTTCCGGCTTCACCACGCTCCATTCCGTTAATAACACTTACGCAAAGATCTTTACTGAGTGGAAAGCCGCGAACGACACTACCTGCGACGCGACTACAAATCTTGCCGTTTACGGCAGTGGCATTGCTTTAGAGATCAAAGCGGCAACAGCAAATACGCTGACCGCCGATACCCGAACTGTAACGGTGACAGCAAATGCTGCGAACCTGGTACAACGGCGACTCACGGCCAGTGGCGGTAGTTTTACTGTAACCGGACAGGCAGCAAATCTTGTGCCGGATGAGTATACAGTTCACTTGTCGGACTTCGGCGGAGGGCCAAGCCAATCGCTGGCAACGAACCAAACAGCCTTTAACAACGCCATTGCAGATCTTGTGTCGAATGGCGGCGGACGCCTGATCTTCAATCCGGGTACGTATAGCTGTGGAAACGTCAATTCCGGTAACGCTATTTTCGATGTTACAAGCGCCAACAACATTCACATCAGCGGATATGATTGCACGCTGACTATGACCACGACGGATACCAGTACCCCGGTATTCTTCTGGATGCCTAACGCTTCGAATTCCTCTATCAGTGGTTTCCTCTTCAAGGACTTCGGAGCTGACATTACAGGAACGTCGGCAAATAAAGGCGTCATTGCGATCTACATTCCGTCATTCCAGAATTGCTCGAATTTCACCGTAAAGGACTGTTCGACCGATAATGTTACGGCGCTGGTGGATTGGGATAAAGGGGCCGGAGCTTCCACGAATAATACAGTGGAAGGCTGTTACATTAAAAACGCCTATTACGGCGTGATGATGAATACTGGTTATGGCTCTTCGAATGCAAGCCGAACCGGGATTAATATAACTTGCGAAGGCGTAAGGCGTGCGCTAATAGCTCCGGCGATAAATAACGCTAATGTCACCATTAACGCTATTGCAGTTTCCGGACAACCAGCCTCGAATGCTTTCGTTTCACCTGTAGCACGAAATGGGGAGACTTGCGCGAACGTTGACCTGACGGTTAATATGTCAGGTAACTGGACTTCGTTCAAGACCTTTACTGACAGCAGCAATGGTGGTACGGTGCACTTGTGGCATCAAGGAACAAACTCCACTACGGTTGGCCCGAAGTACTCGAACTTCAACGTGACAATCAACGTTAATAATTTGACTGGTACGCATCCGGTGCTGGTCTGCTTTTCGCACTTTAACGATTCGAGTTTCATTGCCACAACCGCTCGGGCCTGGGAAAACGTTACCATTCAGGGTACGATCACCGGAGCGTTTTCCGGTGTGCCGATCAGGAATACGACAACCTCTACGGCATCAGGCAATTCCGTAGCGGTTTCCACTCGTATCCGCTCAGACGTTTCCGGCTTGCCGTCGTACTTCAGTTCTTTCACGCCGCCGAATCCATCCTATACGATGAATGCCGCAACGGCAAGCGTTGCCGTAAGTCCGGTAAGTGCTGCGATGCTTCGCGGGCATGTAATGCCTGCCATTCCGCGGAATGTATTGCTGACGGATTTTGCCACGCAGTTGCTTTATCACCGTCGAATGCTGGCGGACGTGTCTGCCGTAAACATTGCTGGCATTTTGGTACAGCTTGGCCATCCGCATAGAACCCTGGAAGTCACGACTGGTTCCTTTTCCGCAACCGGACAAAACGCTGAATTCCGCCGTCGGTTGCAGCTGCTGGCTGACAGTGCAGCAGTAGATGTTACCGGCTTTCCGATTTCTACGCTTTTACTGCACCTTTACACCTTTGCCGCGGAATGTACGCAGTATTTTGCCTTCACCCCTGATGCGATTCTGCGACATTCGAACAGCGGTAATGTAACATCGCAGCCTGCCGTACGCGAAGAAGGTTTTCGCTACTTGCCGTCACAACCTCCGCAAGGAGTCACTACGGATGAGGCACTGCGGTGGGTATTGCAAGAGCTCGAAAGAGCTAGTATTGTGATGAACAACCTAGCGGATGGCAAAACCATTACGCTACACGAGCCGCCAAGCAAACTCGTCGATGGCATGATAAGGAAAGCAGATGGAACAAACTGGAACCCCGGAGCAGGCGCCGGAACTTACGTCTACGATGCCGGAACAAACACCTGGACCAAACTCTGAACTGGCGCACATTGATCCGGACAGGCTGGAAGTTCTGTACTGGATCAGGCAGATTGCGAACGGGGATCACTATGCGGAAAAGTGCATGTGTGCGTTCTGGGACTTCAACCACGTTTTTGACGACCTGGTGGATCAGGACAAGCCGGTGACGATTGAGCAGGCAGGAGCAGCACTGGCCGCGTTCGTGAGCGAAATTTCACTAAACCCGTTCTGGCAGAAGTGGTCGTGGCATCTGATGCCGCTTTACCTGTCCTGCATCAATCGCTGGATTGACGGGGAGACCTGGCCGGACAAAAAGCAGGCGGCGGTGATTCGCTGCGGCGATGTTGACTTCATGCTGCAGTTTGCATACTGTACCGGTGGCTGGGATCATTTGCGCGCCTGTCGGGCTGCGCGTACCTACGATAAGGAGGATTGAAATGGGACTGTATTCGAGCGGCGGCGGTACGCAGACCAGCACCACGAAAGTGGAATATACGCCGGAGGAACAAGCCGCGCGAAATCGGATCTTCAGCGAAGCCGGAAGCACCTTTGACAATGCCAAGGCGATGAATGGCCAGATGGGCTATACGGGTCCTCGGCCTGTCGGCCCGAGTGGCGAAACGCAAGCGTCGTGGCAACTTGGCGCGAATGCTGCGCAGCGTACGCAGAGCATTGCCGACAAGATGGAAGGGGCGAACGATTTCGGGCTGAGTAGCGCCCTGTACGCGGAATCGAACCCGTACCTGCAAAGTGCCATTCGCGCGGCGCAGCGGCCGGTGGTGGAGCAGTTCACCGATGCCGGTGGGGTGCTGAGCGCGATTCGGAACAGCAGCGTGGCAAACGGTACCTTTGGCGGATCGCGGCAGGGCATCGCGGAAGGTCTGGCCATGCGCTCGTTGCAGGACAAGCTCGGCGACATTTCCGCTACCATGTCGAATGATAACTATAAGGTGGCAATGGCGCAGCGGAGTGACGCGATTAAAAACGCACCGATGCTCGCGATGCTCAACCAGATCCCGGCGCAAATGTTTTCACAGATGGGGCAGCAACGCGAAGGCTATCAGGCAGACGCGGAAAACTACGATGCAAATGCTCGGGAGTTTCTGCGCTCTGGTATGTGGGAGCCGCTTGGCAATCTGGCGAATATTATTTACGGCGGCAGCAACGGAACGCAGACTACAACGTCGAGCATTCCGAAGCAAAACAATACAGGGCAGGTTCTCGGCTCGCTCGGTAGCGCCGCCCTCATGGCAATGATGTTTAGTTAAGGAGAATCACATGGCACCTTTTGACCCGAATTCGCTGGCCGGTATTCTCGGAATGCAGAATGCACAAGCCGCACCGATCGCACCGCTGGGCATGAAACCTCCGTTCGACACCGGGGTTACGCCTGGCTTCGTCGGCATTAACGGACAGGGGCTTACCGGCGCAGAGCTGCCAGGGCTCGAAGGTTTGAGCCAGATACCCGGCCACGACACTATGATGGGTGCCGCGCAGGCTGGCAATGGCGCGGACCTGAAACTAGGCGGGGCATCGGGAGCAGGCCCAATGGCAGCCATTCTCGGAATGGAGGCTCTGAAGGCTCTTTCGTCTCCGCCGCCACAACAGCAGGTGCCACATGGAAGCACAAGTGCTGCGCCGCGTGGGCAGCAGGTCAGCGTGAAGGGCGCGCGAGAAGCGTTGCCGGTTAACTCGCGCAAAGGCACGATTGGAGGTCAGTAATGGAAACGTTCGATCAAGTCGTACCAGGTCTGGCACAGCTACTCGGCGGTCCGAAACCGGAACAACAGGAACCCGGCATGGCTGATATTGTCCAGCCGCAGGGTCCTGGGTTACTCGAGCGCGGGCAATCGGCGGTGCAGGCAAATCCAATGCTGAGCCAAATTGCCCTGCATACAATGCTGGCTCTGGCGCAAGGGCATAACCTCGGCGGGGCCATTGCTAACGGTGGCCGTGCTGCACTCATGATGCAGGCACAACAAAAGCTGGATCAGGAGAACCAGGCCAAAATTACCCGCGAGCAAGGGAATAAAGATCGCGAGTATGGTATGCAGGAAAAGCGGCTTGGACTCGAGGAAAAGCGTACAGGCTACGAAGAACAGCGGCTCGGGAATGAAACGAAACGCTTGGGCTTTGAAGCACAGCGTGTTGCAAACGATACGAAGAATACTGAAAGTGTCGTTGCGAATCGGGCTGTGCAGACGAAGAAAACTGAGCAGGAAGTGGATCAGAACTCGCAGACCTTCGGGCTGAAGAAAGATCAGCTACGGGCCGAGATCGCCAGGATTCAGGAGCAAATTGCCAGCTCGAAGGATCAGACCAAGACTCGGGCGCTGCAACGGCAACTTGACGGCGTGAAGTTGAAATATGCTGATGCCGACATTTCCTCACAAATCGAAGCGCGGCAGGTGAGCTCGACCGGCAAGGCACTGGACAATGAAGCGCAGGGATTGAAGAACGATGCTTTCCGTTCGGCTCCTCCGGAAGCGCAACAAGCTGGAGCCACCGGCGTGAAGGGCGGAAAAGCTCCGAAGAGTACAAGCGAACGCTTTGCCGATTTTGTTCGCTATAACGGGGATTTCTACCTGGATGAAAAAACTGGTCGGCCCGATATGGCCAGGATGGAAGCAGACTTCTATCGGCAAGAAAGTGTCGGTGGGGCGCAAAAACCTGCGGCCGGCAACGATGTACAGGCGCAATTCGACGCAGCCTTTAATGCGGCGAAATCTGGTGAAGTGTTTCGAGTGAACGGCAAAATCTATAGGAAGCCATAATGGAACTCAATACTCGCGGGGCGACTCTCGTCGGAGAGGCCCCTGATGCACCGCAGGAACTTGACCTGCGCGGAGCCACCGAAGTCCAGGTCAATGAGCCTGGATTTTTAACTTCGGTGCGGCGCGGCATGGCCCAGAGCAAAGCCGCCTTGAACATCGCGGAGCAAAGCGGCAGTGCGCAAATGTACGATGCGCTGGATAAGCTTGAGCGTGACGGCGATACGCCGGAGGCGCAGGAGCTGGCAAAGCGAGATCCCCTGTTCGCGAACCACTATAATTTGTGGAAGGCGAAAGGCAAGGATCCTGCCGTGATTGCGCAGTTGAAGGCGCAACAGACAGCGACGATCGAGCAGAATACCCGGAACATGCGGGAGGCTGCGGCTACGACGGAATTGAATCCCCCGAGCCCTGAGTATGAGGAGTTTCAAAAGGCTGACGGTTTCGCTGATGCGTTCAGTAAACTAGGCAAGGCACCTATTTCCACGGCAGTTCAAGTTGCGGCCGAATCCCTCGGGCAGCAGGCTCCGGCACTGCCGGTTATGGCAGCGGCAGGCGTGACTGGCGGACCGGGAGCACTGGCCGGTGCCGCTGGTATTTCGAGCTTTGTGCAAGAGCGCATGGGCGCGGAAGCGCAGGCACTGGCCGAAGCTGGCGTTGACCCGAATGATACGCAGGCGCTTATCCGCTACTATAACTCCCCGGAGTTTAAGCAGAAGCAAGCCGAGGGCACGAAAAAGGCTGCGGTTGTCGGAGCCTTTGACGCGGCTACTGCGGGTATGGCAGGTACGGCACTGGCGAAGAAACCGCTTGGAAACCTTGCGGCGCAGACAGGGGTGCAAATGGTCGGAGGCGCCGGCGGAGAGGTTGCCGGGTCCCTTGCTGCGGGGCAGGAGGTCAATGCTCCTTCGGTGATCAGCGAGGCGATTGGTGAGATTCCTAGTGCAGGTTTTGACGTTGGCACTATGGCCGCGCGCAAGGCACTGAACGCAACACTGCTGAATCGGGTGGCGGACGAGAAGCTGAAGGAAGCGGAGATCGGCCTGAACACGGAGCAGGAACGGACAGTCGACGATGTTGTCGGAGCGGCGCACAAGCAGAAACTGACCCCGCTGCAATCGAAGATCTTCTTGAAGGCCGCCGAGATGGGGGTGGATGCCAAGGCGGCGTTGACAATCGCTGGCATCGAAAGCAGCTTCGATCCGAACGCGAAGAATCCGGATTCGAGTGCTCATGGCCTTTTCCAGTTGATCGATTCGACCTGGAACGGCGTGGGCGGAGGCGACCGGAGCAACCTGGACTTGCAGATTGTGAACGGGCTGAAGAGCATTGCCGCCACGCAAACTGCACTCGAGGCCCAGCTCGGCCGGAAGATCTCAAGCGAAGAGCTATACATGGGGCATTTACTTGGGCCGAAGGGCGCGGCAATTGCTATTCGCGCCGACGTGAATGATCCTCAAGGAGCCTTCCTCGACACCGTGAAAAAGTGGGACAAGGTAAACGCTGACACCATTGTAGCGGCGAACGGACTGAAAGGCCTGACGAACGAGCAGGCTCTGCGCAAGATCGAGGGGATGTACCTGCGCAAGTCAAATGCCCTCGGCAATAACGAACAACTGAACCGCAAGGTCAAGGCCAGCCGTGATGCTGATGCCGCGCCAAGCGAGGACATTACCGGCCTGGACGCAACGGACGAAAACCTGGGCGTCGAGGACATTGACGCTATGCTGGCAAGCGTGGAAGACCAGCCCGTCACGGAAGCTGATCGGATCGCGGCACAGGCGGAAGACAGCCTAACGAAAGTCCAGGACGGGGCAGACTCGCAGGCCGTAGCGGAAGCAGCGCTGCTGAACGACAGTGCCGTGGACGTTGAGGAAGTTGCGCCGACGCTGATGGAAGAAAATCCTCGGTTGCCGCGAGACCTCTCGGGCGCTTCTCCGCGCTTCGGCTTCGGCAAAGATTTATTTTCGCTGGAGTTTGCCAGTGACGTTGATCGTGCCGCTTACATCATTGCAAACAATGCTCGCCGATCGGAGCGCGATGCGGATTTCCTTAGCTTCGTTATGAAGCATACAGGAATGAATGAGGACGAGGCTCGCGAGTATGGCAAGGGGCTGCGGCAGCAAATTAAGGAAATGGCGAAGGAGGCCCAGAGCGGAACCGAACGCTTGCTGAAAATCGGCGACGCAAAACGGGCAGAAAGCTGGGTGAGCCTCGACGAAGCGGGAACGCGAGTAAAGTACGAAAACCCGAACGACACTTATACGAACGCCATTCATAAGGCCCCAAGGCTTGACGGGCAGGGTACGCTGGAAGATACGCCGATCCAGGCCGGGGAGGTTGTAGCCGTCGGCGTCGATAGCGCGCATACGCCTTATGAGTACATGGGCGCAATGCAGCAGACATTGCAAGACGTTATTTCCCGCTTTGCCCCGACAGCGCGAGTTGCCCTGACGTTCTTTACTGAGGCCAAAGGGCGGGTAAGTTCTATGACGCCGAAGAGCAATATCGGCGTGCGGAACAAGAGCGCTAAAGCCCGTGGCCTGTACCAAATCAACATGAGGAATGCAACGGGGCTGACGAGCGAAGTTCGCGACGGCACGAAGAATCCGACAACGCAGCGGAAGATCACCTATGCCGCGTTCCACGAAGCTGGACACGTGATCGCACTGGAACAAATGGTGAAGAATTTTCCGCCGGCATTGCGCGAGAAGTTCATGAACCTCGGAGTGGATGAGTACTTCACGGAAGAGGAATTCGCGCAAATGGCTCCGGAACAGGCGAACGTGCTGCGCGAATACAATGAATTGAAATGGCAGACGCTGAATAATCCGGCCTTTACAGCGGAGCAATTTGCACTGGCGTGGCTCAGCCCCTGGAAGTTGGGGCACGGCGCAGGTACGCGACAAGGGCTCTTTTCGTTCGTGAAGCTGTACATGGGCCAAGATACGGTACAGCGCCTGCGTGATCCGGCGGCGAAATTCGCACTGGAAATGAACGCGAAAAGCAACATCCTGTCGCCGGAAGAATACATGGCAGAACAGTTCTCGCGTTACGCGTTCAGCACCGGAATGGCCGAAACAAGTCCGCTTTCCCGCACGTTCTTCCAGCGGGCACTTGACACTTTGCGGGCGTTCTTTAAGCGCATGAAGGTAGAGGGCTTGGTGAAGCCCGGAGTGGCGTTCGCCGAATGGGTTGATAGCCTTTCTACGATTGGAGCTGAATTGCCGAATAAGGCGCTACCGGAACGCGAGGCTGTAGATGTGGTGCCGGTTAAGGTGAAACCGAAGCTCAAGGCGAAAGCGGCACTGCCGGAAACGAAGCCGGAAGACAAGCCGATCATGCCTCCGCCTGCGCACAAGAAGAACGAAAAGATGATTGCGGTTGCTCGTGGGCAGGACTACACGGAAAAGCAGAACGCGAACTTCCTGTTGCTACGCACGAACCTGGCCTTCGTCATGAAGGACGACCCGAAAGTGTTTCAACACTGGATGGACCTCGTTCGCAACAATCGGCTGGAAGACTTCCGTGATGAGGTGGCCGGGTACATCGACGAAGACTGGGCGGATGAAAAGGTGCGTTACGATACTGACGCGCCGGAATATGAAAGCTGGCGGGAGGTCGAGGCGCAACTGGAAAAGGCAGTGCCGAAGCGTGCCGGGCTTAAAAAGTGGTTCGGAAACGGACTGCGGAAATTAAGCGATGCTAAGTACTTCGCCATGACCCTGGAGCAAATGGCCTTTCGCTGGCCGGAGGTTGCAGGCCTTCAGGCTCTGGCCTACATGAAAACAAACTATAAGGCCTTTAAAGCCAGGCTGGAATTGAAGGGGATCGAGGCCACTACGAAGTGGGGCAAGCTCGGGAAAGAACAGCACGGAAGGCTGGAAGCGGCAATGCGAGAAGAGCATCTGCAAGGGAAACACTTTGCCGGGGTGCAGGAGGTGAACGGTACCATTCGCTTCGTGCCATCGGAGGAACTGGCAGCTTATGCGACGCTGAAGGGCCTCGAGCCGGAAACAATCGAAATCTGGCTGGATGTCAAGAATGCCCACATTGCTCATATGAATGCGCTGCAGAATAGCATCGCGAAGAAAATGAGGGCACGCTATAAAGGGCGGCCGGCGACGCTGAAAGTGAAGCTGCACGAACTCGCAGAACAGTTTCGGCAGATCCGGGCGGAACCCTTCTTGCCGCAAACACGCTTTGGCGAGTATGCTATTCGCGTGACGGAAGATACACTGGACGGTCCGAAGGTTGTACACGTGGAGTTCTTTGAAAGTGCTGCGATGCGTGACGAGGCAATGGAGCAGCTAAAAAAGGTAGCAGGAAAGCGCAAAGTACAGGCGGCACACTATAAGATGACGACGAGTATTTTGCGTACACTGCCCGTGGAGCTGCTTGGAACGTATGCGCAGGAACTGGAGTTGACGGCGCAGGAACGGAAGGAACTGCGGGACATTGCAGATGCGACCACGCGCAATAAAACCACCAGGAAGTATTCAAGTCAACTTGCCGGCATCACTGGCGCGAACAAAGATCTGATGCGGAACTTTGCTGACTTTATGTGGCATAGCGCGAATAACATCGCGAAACTGCATTACCGCAGCGAGATGAAACGGGCGGTGCTGCAAATCGAGGCGGATATGTTTGCGGCGGCCGAGGACGGGGATATTCAGTTCCATGACGAACTGCGGAAGGTTTGGAACTTTGCAGACCGCTATGTCGATCACATGATGAGCCCGACGGACGAATGGCAGACGGTACGCAGCTTTGTGGTGCTGCATCAGCTGTGGGGGAACATCAAGACGGCGGTTGCCAATCTGGGTTCGTTGCACGCTGTTTGGGCACTGGCCGCCACGCAGCAGGGTACAGTGAAGGGGACGGCACGGAACCTGACGGTGATTGCAAAGGCGGTAGCGGACCAGTTTAATAGCGTGACGAATCGGGTCCTACGGTCACAAAAGGAAGGCGGACAGGTCTGGGGGCCGGATACGCGCTGGGCGCTGGATCAAGCAAAGCAAGATGGGCTGCTGGACGAAAGCTTCGCAGCGCAGCTGGCCCAGTTCGCAAACTCGAGTACGCTGTCGCGCTTGAACTTCCAGCACGGCGATTCGGTTTATAAGCGCTTCGTTTGGATGGGGATGCAACCGCAGCACCTCATCGAAAGTTACGTGCGACGTGTTTCGCTTGTCACGCAGTTTGAAAATTACCTGCGGGCCGGTCAGACGAAAGAACAGGCCTATGCGAAAGCGCGGCGTGATACGTACCTGACGCAAGGCGATAACAGCTTGCTTAACCGTCCGGAATTTATGCGCGGCAAGTACGGAGTGTTCCTCATCTATTACGGGTACATTCAGAATCAACTGTACCTGCTAAGCGGTGCCGAGGAGCGTGCGCGGAACTATCAGGAAGCGATGATTGAAGGCAGAACCGAAGGCATGAACCGGACGGAAGCTCGCGGCAAGTACTTTAAAACGCACAAGATCGCAGGCGAAACCACGAAGATGTGGCTGGCGTACCTGATGCTTGGCGGCCTGATGGGCTTGCCTGGCGCGGAAGACCTCGATAACGTTCTGGAGTATCTAGCCAAAAAGTTCTTCGGTACGCGCTTTAGCCTCAAAGAGTACGCATACAAGCTGGCCGCGACGATCAGCGAGGAAGCAAGTGCCTTCGGCGTGGACGTGAATCCGCGGAGCGTAGTGCACGGAACCTTTGCCGACTTCAGCCTGCTGGGCATCACGCCTTCAATTGACATGAGCAGCTCGCTCGGACTCGGGCAAGTGGTTCCCGGCGCAGGCGGCTTTGGCGATCCGAATGCCCCTCGCGGCATCGTGAAGAGTATGGGGCCGGTAGGCGGCTTTGCGACGAACATCTGGGAAGCCGCTTTCAGCGATGATCCAGCGAAACGCCTGAACTTCCTACCGAATACGGTAAAGGGTATTACGCGGGCGGTGGATGACTGGCGGCACGGCGTTCGCGCGCCAAGCGGTGGCAAGATCACTATTGATCGCGAGAGCGGAACCGTACGGGATCTGACAACCGGCGAGAACATTGTCCGGCTGATGGGCTTCCGTCCTGAAATCATTGCCGCGAATCAGGAAATCCACTGGATGCAGAAGGAGCAGCAACAGTACTGGACGGTGCGGCGGAATCAGCTCGTGGCGCAAATGGCAGAGGCGAAACTGCAGGATGACCGCGAAGCGATTGCCGATGCGCAAATGGCACTGGAGCGCTTTAACGACGATGCGCCGCGAGAACTGAAGATCAATCCGAAGGAAATGCGGCTAGCACTGAAACGCAAGGCGAAGGCGGCAAAGCAGGATGAACGGCGCCAGAACCGGCAAAAGCGTTTTCGCCGAATGGATGAGGAACTGGCGCGGGAGGTGCTTGGTCAGGAAGAGGATTGAAGGGTGCCGGCCTTTTGAACGAAAATGGAACCGTTCTGGTTCACGATCATCAAGTGACCGGCATTGACGCAAGATTGTAACGCGTCGCTGAAATCGTTGTATGAAGCCACCCGGAATACGTTGGCATAAAGCTTTTGCTGTTCGAGCTTACCTTCTCGCTCGATGATTTCGCAAAGCTGCCCGGCGAGCCGGGTGATTTCATTCTGGCCGATGCGCGAGAACACCAGGTTCATGTCAGCTTCAAGACCAGAAGTAAGATTTGCAGCGAGTTCCAAAGTGCGAGCATCGACCCGCCGAGTATCGTCAGCTGCCGCAGAAAGCACCATTGCCAGCTTGTGGATGTGCGTTTGCTTACGCGCAAGATAACCACCGAACTGATCAGGGTCAAGATGAGAATGTCGTGTAGTCCAATGCTTTGCATACCAGGCTTCCCCCCAAGTGTAAGCGTCCTCCGTGAGCGTCATTTCCCCCGCCATCATCGAAATGCATTCGAGATCGTGAATGAGGTCTTGCTTGAGTTGCAGCACCTTGTCTTCGCCGAGCTCAGCCATCCGCCTCTTCGGGTAGGCGACTAATTGTCGCTTCTTGTCCGCATATACAAACACACAGCGTGATGTAAAGCCACCGCCGATCATGTACTCCGGGAAGTTGCCGGAGATCCAAGCTGGGGTAGTACAGGCGATAATGTTGATATAAGGATTGACGATGGCATCGTTGCCGGAACTCTTCGTCTTTTTCTCGAATGTCCCTTCCTTTCCATCCCACAATCCAACAAAAATGTCCACCATCTCGCGGTCTTGAGGATTCAACAAATTGCCAAATTCGTCTGAGCAGATGGTAATAGCGGACATGTCGATATACTCGCCCGTTGAGGGGTCGATGAAACTTTCGCGTGACTCGGCCATGCCCTGCACAAGACTCTGCCACGTCACCACCTCCGGACCCCACTTGATACCAGGTACCTGCCGGAGCAAGTTCATTCCGATATTGGCTGTTGTGGATTTCGAAATGATACCTGGCTTTGCCACCAGGATAACATAGAAGTTTGGCACCCACTTGAAGTACCCCATGTCGATCCAGACCTTGCGGCGAAGGGCACCAGCGATGGTGCTGACTCCGGTCCAGAAAAGTGTATTGTCGGGGGCCTCGCCGAACCTCGCGTATTGAGCGAAGCTGGCGAGCCAGTTTTTCAGGCGCCGCTTTGGGACGGCCGGCGGAACGCCTAAGAGTGGTTCAGTCATTTGCATGAGAGCGGAACGGAATTGTGTGGAGGTATAATGACGGATTACCCCGCCACAAAATTACAACAGCTTGCGATACTCCACAGGAATTCCGGCCCGCATAGCCGCAGCAATTTCCTTTTCCATGCCGGGGCTTATGCCGTAGTCGTTGTACACGGCCACAACGTCAGCAAAGAACATGTAGTGCAGGCCGGCCTTGATGCCGACATTTCGCTGCTTCGGATCGCTATCGTCGAGAACTTGCGTGTACAATAAGTGCGGGGCGAAAGGCGCTTCATTGCGTTTGAAGCTGTCGCGCATAGCTTGACGCGCGTAGTAAGTATTACGCTCAACTTCGCCGCTGTAAGGCGAGCAAATAAAGGTAGTTCTCATGGTGGTCTCCTATGCCGGAATGATGATGTTACGGGCAGGCTGATTGCCTGTCAACAATGGGGCGGGCCATTCAGTTTCTTCCACGTCGCCCCATGACTTCGTAGAAGTGCTGATCCCCACGCCGATGGTAAGCGGACGCGAGTAGGGAATTTCGATTTCCAGGTGACGCTTCATGTCTCGCATAATTGGCTTTGCGCGGTGGGTTGGGAACTGTCCTGCGAGACTGTCGTGGACCTGAAGGAGTACCTGAACCTCCGGCATTTTCTCGGCGAGGTTTTTCCAGCCACGATTAATAACGAGAGCGACAACAGACTGAGGTTGCCATGCGAGGGCTTCTGGAAGCACGCTTTCAATACGATCGAAGTATCGGCGGCGGAATCCGAAGACGTTTCGCACCTCGCGTAAAGCTTGCAGCTGAGCCTCCGTTCGACGGTGCCATTCCTTAATACCCGGGTGTGCAGCGAACCAGCGCCGCTGAGCCACTTCGCTTGCGTGGACAGTAAGGCCGCAAGTGATGGCCATGGTACGCGCGCTTCCCCCATAATTAGTACCGTGAGCAAACTGCTTAGCGGCTTGTCGCAGCGCGTAAGTAACAGCCGTCTCAGGAACGCCGAAAAGGACACTTGCGTTATAGGTGTGGAGGTCAATGCCTTCGCATACTGCAGCTCGTAAATCATCGTCGTCCGCCTCCCAGATCACGACCATGAGATCCGCACGGTCAAGGTCAACGTCAAAGAAAGTCATGCCCGAATCTGGCACGAAAAGCTTACGGATGTTCGGAACAATGAGCTGGCGTTTGCCGGCGTTAATCAGCTCGAGCTTCTTAGCCGCTGCCTTGTCCTCATCTCCTTTAGGAATGTTCTGAAGATTGCCTCCCGAACCGAAAGCGTTTTCGCCGCTGTTAAGCCTGTATGTTTCAGTACCCGCCAGGTTGTAATAGCATCGCATTCGCTTGTCAATGTCCAGCGGCATGAGCGCAAATGTCTTGAGGAGTACCGAGGCTGAACGCACCATAGCGATACGATCAACAAGGCCTGTGAGCAGCGGTTCACGCTTCTTGAACAGATTGAGGGCATCATCGTCAGTGGTAGGTTGTTTGGTCTTCTTGTTCTTTACGATAGCCATTTTCAGGTCGCCGTAGAACAGTTGCATGAGCTGCTTGGGGGAGCCCAGGTTGATCTGGTGACCGAGGATTGCGTAGATTTCCGCACTGGTCTCGGCGATGAAGTTCATCAGATCGTTAGCTACGGAAGCCTTGGCCCGCTCATCCACGCGTACACCACGAAGCATGGTGCGGACGACGTGAGGCCACATGTCGCGGAGGAAGTTGTACTGCTCTCGCAGACGGTTCCGCTCGATAAGATCATCAAGTACTTCGGCGCACTCGAAAGTGTAGCAGCAATCGGTGCAGTTGTAGGTCCAGTAATCTTCTTCTGGCACCTTTGGGTCCCACTCTTTTCCATCATCTTTCCAGTACTGATAAAAGTCGCAATACATACTCGAGATGAAGTCCAATGACTTTTTCATCCCAGCGAGCACGGTGTGCTGCATAAGCATAGTATCGTAGTGGACGACGGGCAGGAATCCTGCTTGCACAGCAAAGTATTGCGCATCGTAGCCAAAATTTTGCCCGATCACTCGCACGTTCGGATGAGTGAACAGCATACGCAGCTCCTCCAAGATGAAGAGCTCTTCGGCTTCGCTCCAGTAATTGTGTCCCACAGCGCCAACGGCCATTAGGGGAATGCAGATCGCTTCGGTCCGTGACCAGGCTATACCGATACATGCTGTCATTGCTCCACGAGTTTCAATGTCGATGCTCAGGGGGGTGACTTCCAGTTCGGCATTTCGCCGGAGCATGGCCAGGGTTTCGCGTACGCACTCGAAGGACGGACGTAAGCGGAAATTCCACGCCGGGCGCGAGAGGATGTTGGTTGCGCTTTCGTCCTTGGCGCGTTGCAAGTCCCGCATGAAGATCGGCCGCCACTCCCACATCTTCATCACGATACGAGGATCGAAGGTGGGAACTACTTTAACGTCGCCGAACTCGGGCTTAGCAGGAAGCACACTTCCCCGCCACTTGTTCGCACCGATCTTTCCGGTAAGGGCCCAGAGTGCCAGGTTTCCCAATGCGATGATGACGTTAGGCTTGACCCGGTTGACTTCTGCAATAAGCTCGGTTTGGCCTTTGTAGCACGCGGCGTTTGGCTTGTGCTGCTTCTTGTCGGTGTAGAGGTTTTCGATTTTGCCATAGAGGGGGGCGACCTTAACTACGGTGGAGATGGAACATTCAGTACGGGCGATTCCGGCATCGTGCAAGAAGCCGTCGAGCGCCTTGCCGAGGGTGCCGGTGAAGGCGGAACGGCGGAGCATGTCGTCGACTGTCGGGCAATCGCCTACGATCATGATTTTGCTGCCTGGTATCAGCGTGGCATTTATAGGCTGCAGGCCTTGGAGAGTTGGGTTGTCAGTGGTCATGGCTACATGGAAATGGGACGGCAATGGACGGGGCTAGGGTTCGGGGTTATACGGGCACCTAGACATAATACAACGTGGCTATGGCATGGCTACGGCGTGGCAATGGGGCATTTCCGCAGCTCCACATTGCCCGCCGGAACACCTAGTCGGCCACCTTATCCGCTCGCGCTTCGGCGTCCGCTGACGTGAATTTCCCCTGCGGGTAGCGTTTGGTCAGTTTCGCCACGTTGTACTCGATAACCTCGTGGAGGGTGAGCTTGTAATTGTGTATGTAGTGGACGAACTGGTTCATCGCCTGCATCATGTGGAAGCGGAGCTGATCGCGCTTGAGCCCGTTGCCGTAAATGGCCCACTTTTTGATCAGGTCCATGATTTCGTTCGAGGAACTGAGCAGCGTGGCCTGAGGGTCAAGCGGCGGATCGCCGGCCAGGAGCTCCACTGACATGACGCCTTCGAGCCGGCACAGTTCCGTAAAGTAAAAATACCAGTCCCCGAGTTCTTCCTTCGGGTGATCGCCCTCGGTGGCGTACAGATGCTCGATGGCCTCGCCGACAATGCCGAACACTGCATGAATGTACATCATTGGCAGCGTGTCCTGCTTAAAGCGCGAGTGAACGAACTCGCCGTAGTTAAAGTCTGCATTCATTTCAAACCTCCAATTCTTCAAGTCCAGGAATAGTGTCTTCGTCGCCGGTCATTCGCAACTTTGCAATGGCGGCGTACTCGTCCGACAGTTCGATGCCAGTTGCCTTAACCTTGCAGCGGTTTGCGGCTGGAAAAATAGTGCCGCTGCCTGCGAAAGTGTCAAGGATTGAATCGCCTGGAACAACACTTCGGGATAGAAGGTCGACGTATAGATCAACAGGCTTTTGGGCGCCATGCTTGAGGTCCCGAACAGCGGAAACTGAAATAACGTCTCCCTTGACGCACCGGACGGGCTTGTCACCTTTACTCGCAAACATGATGCACTCGTAAGTGCGGCGAGGAGCGTGTTCGGGTCGTGGCAGCATGCCATTGCCCTTAGCCCAAATGAGGGGAATAGGCCACACCTTCCAACCGGCCAGTTCGAAATGAGTCTGGAGGTCACCAAAGCGGCGTGGATCGCAAAATACATAAGCGTGGGCTTGGTCCTTACAGACACGGAAACTCTCCTCGGCGAGCACGGCGATCAATTCTTCGAAGTATTCCTGAGAGTCCTCATAAGCGTGTCCTGTTCCCGCTTGCTCTCCAAAGCCGTCGGCATCAATGCCATAAGGTGGGTCCGTAAGGAGCACGTCGACAGAAGAAGTGGGAACCTCAGAGATTTGAGTTCGGAAGTCGCCCTGGAGGAGAGTATGCGGACAGTCACCCGCAGCCGCGCTGTCGAATGCTGCTGCGAGGGTTTGAACACGGGCAGCCTCAGCCTTTTTCCGTACCACCTTAATGGCTTCCTGTTCCGTTTTTGCCTTAGCGACTTCCGGATCATGGAGGTGTTCCGCAAGGCGGATTCGATTCGCAACTGCCGTGATCTGAGCTCCTTCAGCGGGAGCCGTGGAACCCGTCGTGCGCTGAACGATCTCGCTCGCAATTGCCGTGAGAGTCGGCTTAGGAAGTCCTGCGCTGGCATTTTGCACCCCTCTTATTTCGAGAAGACGAGCTTCAGCGACGGCACGCTCTTGCCATGAAAGATTTTCCCGCTTGATGTTCTCGTCCAGCTCGACCTCGAACGCCACCGAATCTTCGATGGAACCGAGGTTAAGACAGGGCACGAGACCGGGCTCGGCCACAATCTCGCCATGACGGATTTGTTTGCCCAGCGCAATGAGCGCCTTGCACGCGCGGAGACGCCTTTCACCAGCGGCGAGGACAAACTGGCCGTTACGGTAGCGCAGCGCAGGCGGATGAATGAGGCCAAGGGCATCGATGCTCTCCTCGAGGTCTTGAAGCGGTTGTTCGGCGAAGACAGTGCGTTGCCGGTCTTCGATTACGATTTGATCTGGGCTGATTAACAGCATGGGGACTCCTAAAGAAAACGGGGAAGCGCAGCCGAAGCCGGGCCTCCCCGAGGGTTACGGTCGAGGCCGGATTACAGCGCCGCGACTTCCTTCACGTCGGCAAAGATTTCGCCCGGTTCCTTGCCGGAACGGTGCTTGATCTTCACGGTAGCGACGCCGCCGACCAGCATGCCGGGCATCCACGGTTTGCCGGGCTGATTCTGCCCGAGCGCATCACGCAGTTTGCCCAGGCCGACGTTCTTGCCTTTGCCCATGTCGAGGCCGCCGGAAGCGGTCAAGTCGAGCCAGATGGTCTGACGGCAGGAGGGCTTGTCCATACCGGTTTCAGCACGCACGGTGTCGTCGTCGATGTTCCACTTGACTTCGAGCACCGGCTTGTCGCCAGCGGTACGGGCTTTGACCTCCTCCACGACAGCACGGAATTCGCCTTCGGGAATCGGCACATACTGCGTGTCGTTCGCGTCAGACGTTGTCTGGTTCATGAACATATCGGGATCAAAGGTAGAGGACATGGTATTTCCTTTCAGGTTACGGTAGGTAGGATTTGTTCCGTTTTATGCTGCCGGGAAGAACGGTTTCCCTTAGAACACGGTTAGTCGTTGTCGCCAGTGCCGGGAATATCGTCTTCGTCGGCTTCGGCTTCGAGGCCTTCGGAGTCGGTAACGCCAGAAAAGTCCTTGTCGTCGTGCAGGCAAACGTCAACGCGAACGGCGCGGCTTTCGGCATCGTAGTGCGTCACGACAGCGTACAAGTCAATGCCGTGCGACATGAGGTTGAACAGCACGCTCTTGACGATCTTATCTTCGACTTCCTTGGCCGGAATCCAGCCGATCTGCGGATTCGTGACGCCGAGTAATTCGTCGCCGAAGTGCACGGACATTGCCTGGCCGTCGTACGCGTTGTCAGGCCGGCGGATGATGTTCAGCGTGGTGCCGACAGTGATCTGGTCTTTGACCCGGCCGAGCTGGCCCATCTTCGTGCCGGTGAGATTGCAGCTATAAATCGTTTTCATGCTAAAGGCTCCTTAAGTTTCGAGGCGGCTAAGAAGATCATCAACGCGACGGCGTTGCGAGCGGAGACGGCGAATGGCTTCGTTGAGGGCCGCCGCAACTGGCGACATGAGCGGAAGGGCCTCGTTGCCGACGGGTTCTGGTTTCGAAACTTCCGGCAGCAAGATCAGCGAAAGGCGCTGAGACAAAATCCCGAGAGTTTCCGCCAGCGAATCAATCGAACGGTGCAGGTCGTCGAGTGAACTTTCGACCGAGGACTTTTTCGTCCCACTGGCGAGCATGTTGCGCTCTTCCCGGGTGGAGTAATCGGTATCAATGCTCATGATTCGATTACTCCCCCGTTGGCCTTCCACGATTCCAGGATCGCGGCGAAGGTGGGTTGCATTCCGTCCTTGATCGGCAGGTTACGGGCCTTGAGGTCGACGTTCGTGGTGTCAGTTGCCCACACCCACTTCGTGCCGTCACGCTTGCAATGCACCACGTCGCTGAAGAAGCGCGGCAACTTCGGTGCGAGCTTCTTGCCGAGAGTCGAGGCCATGAGCTGCGTGCCGCCGGTGATCTCGTCGGTTTCCCGCTCCAGGTGCGCGGTCATGGCGAAGTGGCAGCGCAGGCCGGTCGTGAGTTTCGTGATGAGCCGCTCGAGATTGTCAATCGCTACGCCCCAGTCAGCCATGGACTTCACGGGCTTGGAACCGGTGACGAGGTTCATGGAGGCCATAGCGAGGCCGGACATGCTGTCCAAGGCCAAAAGTTTTGGCCTTGGAC